TCTGGACGATCACCGTCCCCGGCCCGGAAGGGCTGGGACTAACGACCGGCGGCGGCGTGCTCTCCCAATCGAACACCAGATGCAACGCGGTCTCGATGCACTGCTGCGGATCGGTTGCGTTGGCGCCGTTATAAGTCGCCAGCGTCCAGCTCCAGATCGCGACGTTGATCAAGCCCTGCGGAATGAGATGCGGCGTCCGGAACGGAATCGAGATCGGGCTGATCGGGCAGGTCGAACCACTCTGCCGCAGCGCCCAGGCACCCAGCATATTGTCGAAACTCTGACCAGTTGCCGGCGCACCGGTCGGTGCGGCGACCACTGCACCGTTCGGCGATTGCCGATAGAATTCGCCCGGAACGAACAGCCCGGTTCGCGACGCGCGCACGAAGTTCATGCCGTTCTGCGCGCCGATCGCGTAAGCCTGCGGGGCGCCAGCGATCTGCCCCCAGACATTGTAGAGGTAGGCATCGCTGCCACCGCCGCCGAGGCGGAGCTGCCATGTCAAACCCGCCGTCGGATCGCCATACATCACGTTGTTGATGACGACATGACCGATCGGCATCGTCAGAACTCCACGCCGCCGGGAATAGTAATCTCCAATGCCGTCTGATCGGCGACCTGCTGATCGCCGCCATAGACCGCGACCTCGACGACTGGACGCCGGTTCATGTTGGTCGCCGGGTCGGTGTAAATCTGGATCACCCGCACGTACTCGGTCGAATTCGGATCGGGCGAGATGTTGCTGATGACGATGGATTGCACCCCATCGACGCGCAGCCGCGAATAGTCGTAGGTGTAGCCGCCATTCATCGCATGTCCTCGTCAGTTGCCGGGAAGCGTGCTGAGGTACCAGTAGGCGCTGCCAATCAGTGTACCGCCCTGCACCGTCTTCAGCAGATAGGTGATCTCGTAAGCATTGCCCGCGACCGGGTTGTGAATGGTGCCGAAGCCATAGAGCACCATGCCGGTGGTGACGGTCATGCCCGTCACATTGTGGACCTTGTCGGTCGAGAGGCCGCCCGCGGTGATGATTGGATTGCTCTGGTTCTGCCACTCAATCCAGAACGGGCCACCGGCGACGTGCGCGGTGGCGTAGACGGTGTATGGTCCGGCTGTCGGCACCGGGATCGCGGCGGGCGCATCGAATGTCAGCAACGGCGTGCTTATCTTCACCGACGCTTTGACAAAGCCGAAACAGGTCGGCAGGACGATCATGCCGAGGTATCCCCGCCGAGCACGATCACCGGATTGCTGCCGGTGGTATTCGAGAGGCACAGCAGCGACAACATCGCATATTGGCCCGCCGACTTGTACTGACTCTGCCGGTTAACCAGCGTGACACCGGCGACGGCCGAGAATGCGATCTGACCGGCGCCGGCTTGGCACACCAGCACGTTCCAGCCCTTGGTGATGTTGGCCTGCAGCACGCACGAGATCGGCGCCGTGTTGGTGAATGTGACGACGCGGCCCCAGTCGGCCTCGCCGAGCGCGAAGCTCGTCACCGTCTGATCGTCGAAGACCGGCTGAACCTGGGTCGTGGTGATCCACGTCGATGGCAGTCCGGCCACCGTCACGAACTCGGACGCCGAATGGGTCGCGACATCGCCGAGTTGGAGGATGCCGCGCGCGGTCGGCGCATCGGGAGCGCCGTCCATCTGGCGCGCGAATGCGGTGTAGGTCGTCAGCGACATGGTGCCGACGCCGGTGAAGTACATATTCTTGTCGGCGGCCGATGTCAGTGCGGCGAACGCGGTGAGCAGCGCCGACACCGCTTGCTTTTGCGCCAGCCCGGTGTTGAGCGCCCCGACCGTAGCATAGGTGTTGAGCGCGTCGACAAGGCCGGTGATGTCGGCCGGCACCAAAGTCACCACGCCGGCCTTGCCGCACACCGTGACCACCGGACCATTCTGCACGATCTGGATCAGCTCGGTGAGATTACCGATCGAGGCATCCACCTCGTTTGCGGCGTTCTGTGCCGCGGTCGCCGCCGTCTGCGCCTGGGTGAGCAGGTCCAGCAGCGCCGCCGGCAGCGCCGAGTTGTCCGACAGCGACCACTTATCGCTCTGCTGGGTCTTGGTGCAGAAGATGACGTGGCCGACATACTGCCCGTTGTTCGGATTGTACGAGGTGGTCGACAGAATGCCCCAGTTGGTGGAGTCCAGCTCGTCGAGCGCCAGCACGTACGGCGTCGGCGTGAACACCGCGAGACCAGCCGAGGTGCAGGTGAACTGCAGATCGGTGTTGACGGCGAGCTGGATCGGCGCACCCCACGCTTCGGCGACCAGAAAACCGAGCGTCGCAGCGGCCTGCAGTTGTTCGAGGAACGGCCCCAGCACCATGTTGGTGCGATCGAGGGCGAGCTGCGTCATGTCGGCGATCGTCGACTCGTAGGTGTCCTGACGCGCAGCGAGACCGTTGATCGAATTGGTGATGATGAGGAAGCGCTGATTGAAGAAAATGTAGTCGAGCACGTCACCTGCAACATCGACCTGCAGGTCTTTCATCGCAATGACGGGACCGGTCATTTTGATTTACCCCGGGCTGCCGGTGGTCTGTTGCGCGGTCGCACAATGCGAGGCGAAGGTCGAGCCGTCGCCGATGTCGGCGGTCTGATAGATCGCATCGCTGACATAGTAGGTCTTCATCGGCGTAAACTGCACGTTGGCATAGACGAAGGAGCCGTTGACAGTGATCGCCCAATAGATCATGGGACCCTCCCTTTTAATCGGCGTAGGCGACGCGCGAGGCGACGGTGAAGCGGCCGGGGATCGCCCCGTCGGTGGTGCCGTCGAACTCGACATAGAACGAGCCAAGCGCCGCGATCGACTGATTGAATGTCCACGTGCGATCGATCGAGCCGTCGCTCTGCACCGCATCGCCGACGATATCGGGCTGCGCGTGCGTGGTGCCGAAGTGGATCGAGCAAACGCAGCTGTGGTGGGTGGTGTCGAAGGCCATCAGCTTGGCGACGACCTTGACGTGGGTGCACGCCCCGGCGATCGAGATCGGCTGCGAAATGTGGTGGAAGTTGTTGGACATTCCACCGGTCAGCGTCACTTGGCTCTGAGTGAACGAGATGCCCGGCATCAGATCGGTGGTGCCGGTGAACACCGCCTTGAACGGCAGCAGCGGCGGCAGCGATGCGAGCTGCGGCGTGTTGGGGTCTTCGGAGAACGGCTGCCACACGCCATTGAGTTGGATTTGGTAGGACAGGTCGCAAACGGCCGGGATGATGGTATCTGCGAGCACGTCGATACCAGCAATCCCGCCCGCCTTCTGCAGGGGCTGCAGCTGCAGCTCCATACGGACTCCACCGCCCGAGGCGCTGGGATTGTTCTGCCATTGGCCCCAGGTCGCGTAATACAGCAAGAAGCGCAAGGTCTTCGGCGAGGTCAGCGAAGGCCACAGATAGAGCCCGCCCGAGCCGTTGACCCAGTAGTTGCCCTGATGGATCGCCATGCACTCCCAGCGATCCGAGATGCAGAACCGGTGATCGCCGGTCGACACGAACGAAATCGAGTAGCGCTTGCCAGCCTGCAAGAATACCGGCTGGAAGTTGATGCGCAGCGGGAAGATGTAGACCGGGATGACGATTCCAAGGTACGCCAACAGGGGACCTTGTCCCGCCACGTATTGCGCGTAAGTCGCCCCATAGAAATTGCCCTGCCAGATGTCACCGACAAAGAACGGGGTGGAGAAGCAGTTGGTGACATCGCTCGCCTGTAGGACAACACGGCGGATCGTCTGATTGATGTGATCCGGTTGACCCTGATCGTCACACCCCGCGATCAACACGTCGAGCGGCGCCGCGGTAGCGGCATTCATGAACGTGGTGACGCCGCACAGCCAGCCGTCCTGCGCATTCAAGAACGTCTGCGCGACGTGCTGCCCGGAGTGATCGAAGTTGTCGAACACCTTCGCCCAATAAGGCAGGTCGACATAATCGCGCCAATAGTATTGCCAACGGCCGAATTGGTGGCGCGGCCAATCGACATCGTCTTCTTGGTGTGCCGCGATCTCGGCCCACTCGGTGACCTCCCAGGTCTCGGAGAGGAACGACAGGATGCGCGTCGTCGGATCGAGCTGGGCTTGATACCACCACACTTGCGCAGGCGGACACACCGGCCACAGCCCGCCGCAGCGAAAGCGATGCCGTGACGGATGCAGGTAGCGCAGGGTGAACGCGGTGTAGATGTACTGCAGCAGCCGCTCCTCGATCCACGGATAGTCGGGAAACGAGCAATCCATGCGCACCCGTGCGCCGGATGGCGTCGGCAAGGTGAAGCCGTCGGCGGCCATCTGCGCACCGGGGTCCTGCGGATTGAGCAGCGACAGCGTCGCGGTGGTGGTGCCGGTGCCACCGGGGAATTGCAACCCCTCTTCGATCCGCGCGTTGTAGGCACCATCGACATTGCCGGTGGTGTAGCTCTGCGAGGTGTCAAGGAAGTAGTCGGTGCCGTACCACACAAAGGCCGGCGGCTGATGGATCAGGTCCCAAATCTGGTTGACCAGCGTGACCAGCTTCTGGAAATCGGTGAGCAGCGTGTAGTTCTTGAGCTGCGCAGCGAGTGCAGCGAGCGCCGAGGTCAAGGTGGCGATCTGACCGTTGACCGTCGAAGCCCAGTTGTTGAGCGAAGTGATCTTGTTCGACAGGTCGGAAATATTGTCGAGTTGATTAACGGTCGATTGCTGGAGCGAGACGATGCCGGTCGGATCGCACAACACGTAGCCGATCAGCACATCGCTCACATCAATCACCGGATATTGCGGCGATGCGCTCTCGACCCCAGGCACGAGGTCGACGTTGGCATACCGCGTCGTCGTCATGTCGACCGATTGCGGCTGCGCCTCGCCGGTGTCGGCGTCGATGATGAAGTCGCGCGGCTGGGTGTCTTGGGTGATCGTAGTACCCCACGCCACCACCGCGATCTGTTTCTTCTGGGTGACCGGCAGCACATTGAAGGTGTCGAGCGTCACCGTATCGGTGCGCACGTAGACGGCGCCTGCCGAATAGACACGGCCCGGCGCCACGCTGACCTGAGTCGGTGCGGTCTTCGAGAGCCCGAAGCCAGTGTAAGCCTGCCCCGGCTCGATGGCATCGAGCACGACATCATCGAGCGACTGACCGAGCCAATCTTGCATGTTGTTGAAGTCGGCCGCCTGGACCTCTTGATTGTCACGGAAGATGACTTCGTTTTCGGGCATTACGCTCTCCTTGAGGTTTCAGGCGTCAACCCATTCGCCAACGGTGAACGTCCCGTCGCACGGCAGGCTGTCGTTGGTGTTGATCACGCGTTTGACCGCAGTGTCGATCCCGACGGTGTCACGCTCGGCCATCGCCGCGGTAACGGCGCGGCGCACCGCGTCGATGCGACTGGTGTCGATCGGATGCCAAAAACCGCGGATGAAGCGGGTGCCGGAGAAGTACCACGGCTTCCACACCTCGCCGACATCGATCTTGATCTTGGCGGTGTACTTCGGCTGCCCGAATTGTGCATGGCCCATGTAGACGCTGGCCTTGCGATAGTCGGGCACGCGCGACGGATCGAACAGGTACCAAACCATATAGGTGAACTGCCACGCTACCGACGCCACCAAGTAGCTTTTGCCGACACTGCCGCCCATCAGATAGATGCGGCCCATGCTGGGAGGCGCTCCGCAGGCGAGCCCATATTTCGAGAACGTGTGGGTCTCGTTGATCGTGTCTGGGTAAAGATCGATCAGCTTCTCGTCGCCCCAGCTGATGGTCTGGTAGATCGCCTTCGAGTAACCGATCTCGCTGGTCGTCGGCACCACGACTTGGATGGTGCGCGCGGCGACCGACAGATCGGCGCCGAGGAAGATCGAGTGCTGATTCTGCGTCGTGCGCGGCGGATGTGTGGCAGGCAGCGGATAGCGATTCGGATCACCAACAAACCATGTGTTCGGGCTCTGCGCTGGCACGGTGATCTCGGCAACGGTCTGGGTCGCGCCGGACAGATCGACCGTGGTGGTGGTGCGATAGGTCAGCGGCGTCTCGATGCCGGTCGCCGAATCGTATAGCACCGCGGTGCGGGTGTAGCGCCCGCCGGCATCCTGCGCGGTCGGATAGAACTTCCACAGCGGCCCGGTGAAGCAACCATTCTTGTTGAAGGTGCGCGTTTCGTTGGGCGGCAGCCCAGAGATGAATTTCGAGCAGCAGCATATGTACGCAAGCTCGACCCGCGCGACATACGGATAGAGCCGCAGCTGCGGGAAGCGGGCGACGTAGGCGGCGCGCTCGGCATCGGTGTAGCTCGGGCCGGGAAAGAACTTGGCCGGCGGGACGATCGCGCTCTTGACGGTGCCGCCGACCGCGGCGACGTAGGTCGAGATGCCGTACAGCGAGCCGCGGATTTGCTTGAGCGTCCATTGGTTCGCTACCCAGTAGCGGCGGAACGCCTCGCTCCAATCGGCCTCCCACAGGTTCACGCCCATCGCATAGGCAAGGTAGGGCAGGTTCTGGTACGAGATCGCGTTGGGGTCCCACTGGTCTTTGATGATCTCGGCGTAGGTCGCGGTGAGGCGGAAGCCGTCGACATCGGCCATCGCCTTTTCCAACCCCGAGGCGGCGCGGTAGAGCAGCACCGAGCCGGTGTGCTGGTCGAGCGGCCGGATGATCGGATCGGTGGTACCGATCTCGTTGCCGGCCAGCGCCACCGCCAGCGGCATGGTCCCAATGTCGGGAACCCAAGGAACAAGATCGAGCGCCGTGAGGTGGTTGACCTCGCCCGCTTGCGGCCACGCCACCCCGATCGACGACGGCCCGATCCAGATGCCCACCGGATCGGGCATCGTGGTGACGCCCAGGAAGCCTGGGACGCCGATTTCTGGCGACCCGACCGAGAACCCATAGACGTTGAACCACGTCACCACGGGCAGCGGCAGCCCGACGGCGGGGCTTCCTACGGCGAAGCCGACGGCGGCGGGCATCGCCATCTTGGGCGGCGCCGGCCATGGCACCATCGCGGTGCCGGAGTCGTAGTACCACTGCCCGTTGTAAGCCTTCACCCACACCACGCCAGAGGTGTCGGTGACGATCTCGTAGCCCGCCAGCGCCGTGCCGTACGGATTGGCGCCGTTGCGCAGTACCCATTTGTTGTTGGGATCGCCGGGCGGCGAGAGACCGAAATCCCAGATGATGCCGACGCCGGTGATCAGCGCACCACCAGTCGGCGCCCAGATCGCGCCGCCGAGCGGCGTGGCGCTGGTGTAGACGCCACCGAACACCGGCGAGCCGACGGTGAGGCCGACCACCGGCATCGGATGGAGTTGCGTCATCGCCTGCGCGCCGAAGCTCGGCGAGCCGACGGTCAGCGCGGGAGTGGTGAGGATGCGCGCGGGCGGCGGCGAGACCGCCACCCAGACGCCAACATGATAGAGGAACCACGTATTGGTCGAGGCATTCCAGGCGTACAGCAGGCCGTTGACGATCTCGATGCCGCCGTCGACCGAGAAGCTAGAGTCGACGCCGTTGACGTAGACCTCGTTGCCGACGAGGCCGGCCTGCGTCCCATCAGCGGCGATGATGGTGTAGTTCTGCCCGACCAGCACCACGCCGTTCGGCGACAGCGGCGCCATGAACAGCGTCGGGATCGACGGCGATCCGACCGTGATCGACTGCGCGGTGAACGCCCATTGCGGCTGATTGGTCGCCTGCGGATAAGGGCCACTGTTGGGCGAATAGAACTGTGCGGTGGTGGTGTCGTAGTAGAGCCACGCGTTCTGCACGAACGCCCAGATGTTCGAGGTTTCACCGTTGGTGGTCGGCGCGTACTGAATGAGATCGGTGTAGTGGGTGAGCGATGGGCCACTCGGATTGACGAGGACCGCGTTGCGCCAGACACCACCGCTGCCGTCGATCGACCAGATGTCGCCAGCCGCAGTGACAAGGCAATATTGCGGGCTGGTGTTCGGCAGCCACTGCCCGATCGGCGATGGCGCGACATTGCCGACCGGCATCGCCGCAAGCGTGTTGCCGAAGACTGGTGAACCGACGGCGAGATCGAGCGGTAGGCCGGGGATCGCCGGACCATTGGTCGGCTGCGGCGCCGGACCGGTATTCCACACATAGAAAGTATTGTCGGCACCGCGGAAGTAATACCAAACGCCGCCGATGAAACCCCAAATGTAGGAGGTGACGGTGGTGGTCGGCGCGTAGACGATATAATCGCCGGTGTTGAACGCCTGAGTCGGCTCCGCGGCAGTGTTGTCCCGATATAGCTTGCCGTCGGGACCGAACAGAACGAGCGTGAGATTGGGACTGCCGATCGTGATCAGCGAATGCGCGAGATCGCCATAGTCCAGCTGCGTCATGTACGGCGTCGGCGCCGCCGCATTGACCGGCGTGCGCAGGATCGGCGACGGCAGCGAAATGTAATTCGAGGTGTTGAACTGCGGCGAGCCGACGGTGAGGCCGACCGCGACGAACTTCTCGCCAAAGCCGAGCGACGGGATCACCGGCGAGCCGACAGTCAACCCAGGCGTGGTGAGATTGCTCGACACCAACCCGAACGTCGGCGAGCCAATCGATGGCGAGCCGACCGCGAAGCTGCCGGCTGTAAATGCAGTGGCGGTGATCCCAGGCTTGAGCGCCAACGTAAAGGCGAGCCAATAGCCGCTGCTGCTCCACGCCGACCATGCTGGCGGGATTTCGGTGGTGCCACTGCCGCCCACCATGATGCGGTAGGCGTCGGCGAGCGATGCCAGCAGACTGCCGTTGGGATTCTCGTTGTCGGTGCCGGGATCGACCGTGTAGTTGGCGATCGTTCCTTTGGTGCCGAACTTGCAGGGACCAAGCGCCCCAAGAACGACGGCAGCATTGGTGACAACCAGCGGGATTGACGGCGCCTTGACGGGGCTATAGCCACCGTTGATCGCCTGCGGTGTGCCGCCACCAAGCGGATGGACGGTGTCGACGCCGGAGAACGCCATGACGACAAGCAGATTGACATCGGCGCTACCGCCGCCGCCCACCGAGGTCACGCCGGTGTCGGGCGTCGACCCCATCACTTTGAATTGGCACGAGAAGTAATTCGTGTTGTTGTTCAGATCGTTCCAGTTACCGAGCCCGCAGTCGTTCCACCCGGCCGGCGACCTGATGGCGGTGCCGCCGCTGATGTTGTCGGGACCCGCACACAATCCGATAAACGCGAGCAGCACATCACCGGGCTGCAGCCCGAGCGAGGTCAGGCTGATCGTGACATCAGTGCCGTTGTTGTTGCTCGCTTTGAGGACAGTGCCACGAAGCGCAATGGCCATCGCGGTTACTCACCCGTGCCGCGATAGCGCAGCGTCACCTGGGTGATGTTGACGACGCCGTCGATGCCGACGATGACATCGGCAGTCGGCTGGTAGGTGGTACGATCGTAGACGCCGGCCTGGGCGAGCGCACCGTCGAGCGACAGCAGCGTGAGATCGGCGCCGAGCCAGCGCAGCGCGGTGACCAGTGCACCGACCGCCGCAGCGATCTGGCCCATCAACGTCATCATGTCGACGCCGGGGAACAGCCACACGTCGCAATTGATCGTAGTGTTGATGATCTTCGGCGTCATCGTCACCACCACGTCGGTAAGCCCTTTGCGGGCGGTGTTGGGCGCGGTGATGAACTGCTGGACCGCGTTGATCTGGTTTGCATCCGGCAGCGGCAGGGTGCCGGGGATCAGCGTCCAGATGGTGCCGTCCGGCGACGACGACCACACCATGTTCGGATTGCTGCAGGTCGAGCTGATGATCGGGATGTAGACGTAACCCGTACCGGGCGTGGTCAGCGCCGAGGCATGCTTGATCGAATCCTCACCGGGCGGCATCGGCGCAGAGAGCGCCCAGAACACGTACGACTCGAAGGTGCCCTGCCCGGTCCCCGACAAGCTGAAGATCGACGGCGACAGCCACAGCCGCTGGCGATAGGCGTCGTCGGTCTCGGTCGTGCCGTCGGGAAAGACGAGCCGCGGCACGCCGTACGGATAGCGCGAGCCGATCGCGTCGAGGTCGCTGCCGACGGCAAACGCCAAGGTCATCGCGCGACAGGCTTGGTTCACCCGGTCGCGCAGCATCAGCTCGTAATAGGCATTGAGTTCTTGGTTGATGCGGATCGGATCGAATTCGAGGCCGCCGACATCGTACTGCGCGGCGTTGGGCGGATCGTTCTCCGCCCAAAATGTAACTAGACTTTGCATTCTATTTGCAATGATGTCTTCGGTCGAGATCGATTCAAGCACCGCCATCGGCGGCAACAGGTCGGGGCGGATGACCGGGAATCTTGTCGGTGTCGTTGAAACAAGATTTGAAGCCACAGCTTGCAACCTCCGGTCAGATCGATTATGTGAGCTGCGTCAAGGACGGGTATGTCCAGGCCAATCTTTGCGTGGTACGGCTTGGCTGGGCTAAACCAAAGAGACGGCGGGCCGCAGTGATGCGCCTCGCCGTTTTTTTATCCCGGCGTGCTGACGACATCCCACATGTTGTCACCGCGGCCGGTGATCGCCGAGTTCTTGGCCTCGGCCGGACTGAAGTCACCGAGGTGGCCGCGCGGGCGATAGACCCCTTCATTGCGAAAGATCGCGTGCCCGAGCCGCACCATCTGCGCCGCTGACGTGGTCGGCAGCGGCGCCCAGCCAAGCAGTGCATCGCCCATGAAGTAGACTTGGCGGATGCGGTAGTCCGGCTCCCACAGATCGATGCCGGTGACGATCGCCCAGTAGAACCGCATGATGATGCGATCGACGAAGTTCTCGCCGAGCAGCATCGGCACGAAGCTTCCGACCCAACGGCGTAACACCCGTTCGTGGTACGGCGTCGCGAAGATCAGCTCCATCGACTGCTCGACATGCGGCCAGCCCTGTAGCAGCTTGCCAGTGTAGCGATCCATGCCGTTGCGCGGCGGCGAGATGTTGGCCGTCTGATTGAGCAGGTCAGGCCAGATCGCGTTGACCGAGCGATAGAACTCGTTGTCGACGACCGGGAAGTCGACGCCGCTCTCCGCGATGGTGTCGGCGGTGACGTTGCCGTTGGTGCTGGTGCCGTTGCTCATGACGCGAGCGGCTTCAGCGCGCCCTGATCCTTGTAGAACTTGGCCTGGGCTGGCGTGAGGTACACAATCTGCTGGCCGCCCTGGCGCTTGACCTTGGCGCCGGCGAATTCACCGCGCAGGTCGGGCAGGTGCGACGGATCGGTGATGAGGTAGGGCTTCTTCTCCGGCGCATTCATCGCCGCCTTGCGCGCCATGTTGTGGTGACGGGTCGACTTGGGCATCGCGGTCTCCTTTTTCGTGTTTCACGCTCACATGGTGTTGTTGTCTGGTTGCACCTGCGGACCCCTGATCTGCAGCGGCTTGGTCGAGGCGCAGCCCTGATCGTCGACGAAGATCACCGATTCGTCGTCGTTGAACGAGATCAGCACACCCTTCGAGTTGGCGTGCACGCGATGATGCTTGCCGCTCGATCCTTTGACGAAACCGGTGAAGCCACCGGCGGTCGAGGTGCGGGCGTTCACCGTCGCGCTGGCGCCGCCCTGCATGATGTTGTGGCTGCCGTCGTTCTTGGTGAGCGTGGTGTCGCCATTCTGCCATGTGTGGGAGCCGTCGCCAGCTGCGCCAGCCTGATCGGGCTGCGGATGCTGCTGGTTAGGTGCGTAGGGCGAGATCGTCGATTGCCGATAGTCGGCGCCGGTCGCGCTCACCCGCACATTCTGGCCGACGGCATAGACCTCCTTCTGGCGCTCGCCGCCGCGGTGGTCGGTGGTGTGTATCCACGGCGTCAGCCAAGGTGTGCCGTCCTTCTTGAGTCCGATCTGCACCTTCATCTTGTTGCCCTGGACCTCGGTGACGTTGCCGACACGGTCGCTATGCGCGGTCTGGCGGCGATGCTCCGCTACTTGGAAAAGGAGCTTCTGCATTGGGTCGACTGCCAATTGTGCCTCCTATTTTTCGCTTCGCTCAGTCGGTTGCCTTCATCTCGATCTGCAGCTCGCCAGCGATGGCATCGCCAAGCTGGCGCATGGTGAACAGCTCGGCCGGCGCCTGCGTCCCACCGCTGTCTATCGACACCGGCAACATGCGGGTTGCCTGCCACGCCTGGGTGATGCAGCGGCAATTGGGATGGACGAGGTTGGTGCCGCTGCCAAAGCCCATGCCGTACGGATTCATGTTCCGTATTTCCTGCATGGTGTAGGGCGAGTGGTCGGCAACGTAGATGCACTTCTCGCACACATACTCGTCGCCCGAGGTGACGACCTTGACCAGCGTGCGATCGTCGAAGTTGTCGCTGTCAGGATCGCCGCGGGTCTGCCACGGCCGCGAGAACTTGTTGTCGGTCGAGAGTTTCGAGGCGTCCATCGACCACGTCAGATCACTGGGCGTCGCCTTCTTGACCTCGATCGCCGACTCGATCTCCTCGGGATCAAAGCCGGTGTCCTCGGCGATGGTGTTGATCCGCACCCGCAGGATGTTGTCGCCGACGGTGTTGAGGGCGCGCGAGATCGCGGCACCGGTGCGCTTGGGCACCCGGTTCATGTAGCGCGCCCATTTCAGCAGCTCACCGGTGTCGATGTCGATCTTGATCAATGACCAAGCAGCCCGCTGTGAGCGATGCCGCCGAACAGCTCGGCCGCAATGTAGAACGCCAGCGCGACGGCCAGCAGATTCCATCGGCCGGTCGACGAGATCACGGTGGCAACGCACATGATGACGAATGCGAAGACGAGCAGCACCAGTCCGAGGTTCTGCATGACGGCCTCCTCAGTTTTGGGTTACCAGCGGCTGGGCGGGAGCTGCGGCCTGTGGGGTGCCGACGAGTGCACTGGCGAAGCCGCCACCGTGATCCTTCCACCTGTGCTGACCACGCCCAACGTCGGCGCATCGATCTCGGGAGAACCGACCGACACGGTCGGGAAGTCGGCCGAGCTGACGGTGGTTGACATGCCGTCGGGCTCGGTGTCGGAGACCGTGATCTCGCCCAGCACCGGCACGAACTCATTGGTGTCAGACCAATCGAGCGGTGGTTCCTCGATCCACGGATCAGGCAACGGCGTCGTCGGCACGTTGAGAATTCTCACTCCCCATTCGGTGAGCCCGAGCTGCGCCTGGGCGATCCGCCAGTCCGGTGACGATGTGATGTTGATCAGCCCTTCGACGATGCCGGCGACATCGGCCACGTTGTCCTGCGGATTGGCGCGCGCAAGATTGATGAAATCCCACACTGGATGCTTGTCAGGCGGACGCTGTCCCGGGACAAAGTCCCACAACGGCTGGACTTGCAGCACCACGCGTCGCGCCGCGAAGCGCACGCCTTGTTGGCTCATGCCACCACGCCGCGACGGGATGCGGCGCACCTTGGTCACCATGCGCTTGAACAGCTCGCCCCACTGCGATTGCGGATCGCCGATCAGCGCACTGAGCGCCTGCGCCGCCACGCAATCGCACGCCAATTCCATCCCGCTATCGGTCGCGGCGAACTGAATGATCAGGTTGTTGGTGGTGGTCGAGCGGACCGCGGTGGCGATGCCGATCTCGATCGCGATGCTCAGGATGCGATTGTCACTGGCGTAAATCTTCGCGATATTGTCGACCGGATTAAGATCGTCGAGATCGGTGTAAACGACGATGTACGGCTGCGGCGGGCCGCCATAGACCGCGGTGGCGAGCGGAGTGAGATCGCTATCATACACGCGATCGGCGGCCCAGGTGCGGTCGCGCAGCGCTGCCACCGCAGTGGAACGCAGAATCGGCCGCAGCAGGCTCACTGTAACCAACCCCACGTACTGCCGTAGATCACGCAATTGATCGCGCCAATGGACATGCCAAATCGCTTTGCGATCTTATCGTGGGTAAGCTTGCCCTTGAGCGATCGTATCTCGCGAACATTAGCCTCTGTCAGCTTAGCTTGCCACTGTTGCTCGCCACGAATACGCGTGCCGTGAACAAGTGTGTCGGCCATGTTTTCAGTCTTTGTCGCCCAACGTAGGTGGTTAGGATTAATGCACGGCCTGATGCCACAAGAATGTGCCGCCTCATGTTGTGGTGTCGGTGGATCACCGTATACCATCTCGCATATGACGCGCGGCACTCTGAGCGACTTTCGGTCAACCGTCATTTTTGGGTAGCTATTACTATCGCAGCAGAACGGCCAAAGCACACATTCGTCGCCATTGAAATTGAGAGCCGCACGAAAAAACTGAGCCGGTGTCATGTGCCCTCCATATCAGGTAAGCGGCGTCGGGTCCTGTAATCTAATAAGGAGTATATTATATCTTTTCGTCGCGGACGGATCAATTTGTTGAATACTGTGCCAAGCCTGATTGGGCAACTGGTCTGGAAGGTAAACCCGGTCGTACATTTTCCACAGGCTGGGATCGCCTAGATTGCTCTCTTGGATCGACACCCACTCGCGCCCGGTCTGCATATTGGTCGCCAAGCCGGCAGCGACGGTGCCGCTCTCACCGCCGGCTCGCGAGCCCGGCGTCACATAGATGCCGATGGTGTTGAGCACCGCCCGCGTGGTGTCCTGCGTTCCGGTATCGGTGACGCGTTGGCCGCCGGTCCACGGGATCAGCTGCACCCGCTCGCCGAACATGTTGTCGTCGATGGTGTCGACGAAGTTCTGCAGCGAGCGCCAGATCGGAGGGATTGCGGTCATACGATGCCCACCGGGATGATGTTGCGGTTGCGCAGCAGCAGGTAGGTCTGGCCGTACATCGTGTCGACCAGATTGAGTTCGCCGACATCTAGCGTGCCGATCGCCGAGCTGGCACTGCCGAAGATCGGGCGCGTCCCGAAGCTGACATCACGCTCGCCGAACCGGATCGACGACATGTAGAGACCCAGCACGCCGCCGCCCAAGCCAGATGCCGCAAACAATGTGCTCTGGAGCGCCATCGCCAGCATATGAGCTGCGAGTTGGAGACGCGCCATCGCGAAATCGCGCGCGCTCGGCCACACGCTACTGTCCATGATGACATCGGTAACGTTATAGGCGGCAGCGACCTGGGCGTCGCTGACACTGCTCCATTCTTTGAACTGCGAACGGAATTGCGCAATGTCAGCGTTCGACGCACCCATGTCATCCGCCTCGCTGTGTCGCCTTGAACGGCTTCTCGCCGGGCTTGAGCGGCTCAGCGACCGGATGGCCGTCACCACCGCCGCCATCGTCCTGGCGCGCCGATTCTGGCCGCGGCAGATCGATGAACTGCAGCGGATGTGACGGCAGCGGCAGTCCGACCAGATGGCCCGAGGTATAGACACCGCGGTTCTCGCGCCCGAGCAGACGGAACGACTCGATCTCGTCCGTCAGCATCTCGATCTCTTTGTGCTCACCCGGCCGCAGTTCGTGGCCATGCATAAAGCGATCGATCACGATGTGGTTCGTCTGCCGCGAGGTGTTGAGCACGGTGACGCGTTGCGACGGCTTGGCAAGCCGCCCATGATCAGCGACCACCACCACCTGCGGCGTGAGCGGCGGCACCCGAGGTTGATCAAGCTTGGGGGCAACGACCATCTCGGATGCCGAAGGCGGCCGGTTCTTGGCCACCAAGGCGTCGAGGTCGACAGGACCTTCTTGCATGGGACTCTCCTCATTTTAATCGTTGGTGCTCGCGCATCTCAGCCATGTTTTCTTTACGCGTGAGCCAACGAAGATGATTGGGATTGATGCAACCGAGGTGTCCGTTCCCACAGGAATGAGCGGCCTCGTTTCGTTTGCCTCTCGGCTTGCCGTGAGTGCGTTGACAGACGATCCGCTGTACTCGACGCGGTCGCCATTTGCCGTCTTTGCAGAGAACGGAGATTTTAGCGTAGCCCTTGTGGTCGCGGCTGTAGGGCCAGGGAATGCAGTCATCTGTATTCAATGTCAGTGCGGCTTCGATGAACGCCTGTGGCAAGCCGTCATCAGTGAGCACATTCTCCCGCAGTGGATCACCGAAGCGTTCCCAGCGCTGGCGGTGAAGACTACAGAACCCATGAGCGTCGTGAGGAGAAACGCAATTCTCCACAGAACACAGCTTACCGCGCTCTCTAAGGACGGACGTATGGTCGCCGTGTCGACGCCAGCGTTGCCAATGCTTCACGCACATACCGCGTGCGCGAACTGGCTGACTACATCCTTCTACAGTGCACTTTGCCATATCGTTCTCCCTGAGATCGGGAGAACGATACCACCCTCATCAGTAGCCGTCCAATCTAACATACTCCATCGACGTACCGCATGGTCATCGGGCGCCGGATTTCCAAGCCGCCGACCCTAAAGATGCCGGGGATGTCATAGACCAACGGCCCGCGCTGCCACACCGGCAGGAAGCGATGCGGCATCGGCACATGCATCTTGATGATTTCCGGATCGCGCTTGTAGGCGACGATGCGGCCGTTGCCAGACGCACCACCGGTATCGAGGCCGCGCACCGCGCGGATTTCGATCATCTGGCCGGTCTGTTGGGTGACGATGTTGTTCTGCTTGATCCACTGCAGAATGTTCATCGTGGTGTTGGGCAATTGCGCCATGGCGATCTGGCTCATCGCCGAGAACGGCAACAGGCAGACATCCGACATTTCGATGCCCAACGACGCCTGCCAGATATTGGTCAGCGCGAAGTTGACATCGTTCATCAGGTTCTGGACCAACGGCGGCGTTTGCGCCATGTCGTAAGCCCAGGTGTGCGCAGTATTGATAACTGGTATTCCCGCGCTGTTTACCAAACCCGTCCAGCTCTTTTGAGTATTCCCATAGATGGCGATGTTGTGGAGAAACTCCTCCGATGCGCGACGCGCCGACGATGCGCGTTCGGTCGACAAGCTGAAGTTCGGGATCATCATCCCTTGCGCCAGCTCCTCCGTATTATAACGATAGCCGATGGCCCCCATCTCGATCGCGACCTCGTGCTTGGCGCGGGTCACATCGGCGAGCGGGATATCGGCGGCCTGGGCGTGAAACCAATCCGCGGCACCGACCTGATCGATCGAGAAAAAGGTGATGCTCTTCGCCCATTCGGTGCCCGCGGAATCCACCGGCACCAGCTCCCGATAAAACAATTCCGGATACTTTATCCGGTAAATTTGCGGTTCGATGTAGGTGATCTGCGAGACGAGAAAGCTCAGGGCTTGCTGCTCGTTGGGCATGTCGCGAAGAAACATGCCGCTGTTGTGGCCAATTCCAGACATGTGGTGATCTCCTTGTCGGTGTGATCCTCAGCCCCCGGCCCTGAAACGGGGGACGAAGCGATGTGATGTTTTACCCGCCGAACAGTGCGACCTTCGAAAGCTGACCGGAGATCGCGGCGTCGATCCAATGCGCATTGGGGACGAGGATCGATGCCGCCGTGCCGCCCGCGAGCGTAGCGCCCGAAGCAGTGGCGCCGGGCGTGCCGGCGGCGCTGATCGCGATAGCGTTGCCAGCGGTGCCGGCCGTCTTGTCGGCAATCATCAGCGTGTTCGCGCCAGAGCCCTGCGCCGAGCCACCGGGCGACGGCGGATATGCCGAATAACTCTGCGACGCGAGCCCAGCGGTGACCGAGCCGTTGAGATGCGTCGCCAGCGCCGCGACGGTGTCGCCGAGCGTCGGACCGATGTTGACATCGTCACCGGTGGCGCCGGAAGCGTGGAAGGTGATGGTGACGCCATTGATGATGATGGTGTTGCCGTCGGCCGGTTGCTGGCCGAACACGATCGAGCCGTAGGCCGACTGACCCGCCGCGGCATTGCCGAGCGTGCCCAGCGTGGCGTCGTAGTACACCGGGTCGAGAGGAGCGACGGTGCTCAATGCCTTGCCCCAGAAGTGACCGCGGGTCATCACCGCGGTGTTGACCTGATAGCCGTACATGTCGACCGTGTTGTAGCCGGCGGCGTACGGATTGACCGGCGAGATCGACAGCGTGGGATCGACGACCGAGCAGCCGACATACTTCGAGGCACCGCCGAGCAGGACGCCCTTGCTCGATTGCACGCCTTGCGACACGGCCTTGCCGAACGGAATGCCGCCGGTGGTCTCGCACAGGCGAGTGATGATGGCGGCGGGCATGGTGTCCGAAATCATCCCTTCGAGACCGGGACGGATTTGCGGCGCATAGTTGGTCTGGACGACGACACTCATGGTGTAGTCCTTTCGCGAGAGTGGGGATCAGGTGAGACCGAAATGATTTTCGGTCTCAGTAGCCGCCAGCAGCGCGGCGAGCGGCAGCTTCGGCGTCCCTGACCGCCTGGGGCTTCCACGCATCATTGAGTTCGCGCACCGACTCGGAGTAGGCGGCGTCGCGGATCGCCTGCGGATCGAGCTGCCGATTGTCACCGGCCCAGCCGGGGCGGCCAGCAAATGCGCTGACCGCGTGATCCATCGAGCCTTGGCGATGGATCGGACGGCCGTCCTTCGGCATTAGCGCGATGATCGAATCGAAACCGGCCCTGATCTGATTGTCGTCCCACGCCTTGGCGGTGTCGCCGAGGTGCTTGTTGACGGCGTCGCGACGGACATCCTCGACCGTCTTGCCATCGAACTTGTAGCCATCGCTGAGGATGCGACGCGCGCTGTCGAATACGATCTGGCGATCCTTCACCAACGCGTCGAGCTGCTCGGGCTTGAGCTTGGCGTCGTCGATGCCCTTCTTGAGCACGACGATCTCGGCATCCTTGGCCTTGATCTCGCCGTCGAGTTTTTTGATGCGCTCGGCCGCGTCCTTGCACTCCTCCTCGGCCTCGCTCTTCTTCTTTTTGAAGTTCTCGGCCTGATCGGTCAGCATGGCGATCGTCTTCTGCACCAGCTGGGCAGCGGTGTCGGTCATCTCGCAGGCGATGCCATCCACCATCACGGTTTTCAAAAGGGATGCACCCATAACTGAGGTCATGTTGTTCTCCTTAGTGTCGCCGATAGTGAGGATGGGTCCGCCTCGCGCAGCGGCGCACTGCGCTAGATGGTTCGCCCTGATGTTGTCCTGAATGGCATCGTAACGCTCGCCGGCACACGGCTGCCCCGCAGGGATCACGCCGGATTGCCATTTGAGATCGCAGGTGTAGCCGACGCTTAATTGCTTTTTGCTGCCGTCCTTCCACGCCGCGATAGCCTTGGCGTCGCGCAGCATCATCGGCACCCGCACCGTGCCGCCGTCGCGCAGCACCTCGTCGCCGGTCTCGCCGGTAGCATGATCCTTCCAATTCGCGGCCGTCACCGGTTCTGACGGATGCTCTAGCGTCGTCGGCAGGTGGGTGTAGGTCTTGATCGTGGCGTTATCGAACACCGCGCGCTCCGGCCGGTAGACCCGCACGACATCCATTGCAACGCCGACCTCATCGCCGCCATAGAGCTGAATCCCGGTGCGCGCGATCCGCGGCTGCGCCTTCAAAAAACCGTCCTTGGTAAATGCCACCTTGGCGCCATCATCGATCTCGATCTGGTCATAGAGCTGCGCCACCGTGACCCTGGGAGCGGCATCACCGACAACGCTGAAAAACGGCGCGGTGGTGCCCAACATCGAGAACAACGGGGTGGACATATGACGATCCTCTTCAAAGGTCGCGACCTCACGACCAAACGGATCACGCTGCACGGTCTTGCGATTTCGGCGATAGCTGCTTGTGCGTTCGATCTCACCGGTCTCAGGATTGTACGTGTCGTCACCAAAGAGGGTGTCGCCACGCTCACGCGCGCGGATTAGATCGAGCGCCGCCGTGCTCAGCATCCAGCGATCGACGCCGGTGATAGTGCCGGCGTTCTTCGATTTGTAGAAATTGCGCTCGCCTTCCTCTTCGCCATACTGGCGCTTGAAGGCGGCCATGATGGTCTGGCCCTTCGAGGTCAAAGGCATCGGATGCTCCACATGGAAATGTTGCCGGAAGACAAACGATTCATCGCCGTGGCCTGGATCATCGCGCTGATCGCGCTCGGCTTGATCTCATGCGCGATGTTTGAACTGTTCGATCTGATCTTCAGCTAACGCTTGCCGCTCGTCGTCGCCGCGATCTTGGCTTCCAGCTCGGCTTGACGAATTCCAGCGGCACCGGAATCGCGGCCGTGGCGGCGCAGCCAATTGGCGCGCGCCTTCACCCTGACCAGCTCAAGCCGATCAGCGGCCATCTGCTCGACGACGCGATCGATCCAGTGCTTGCCGGCGTCCATGTCGATCTTGAGCAGGTCGAGCTTCAGCGTCATGGCGTGGCTCCACTGTGCAACGACATCGGCACGTCGTCGAACGACGGCGCTGCACCCTTCCAGGCATCCCAATTTTTCCACGCGGTGCCGGCGACGATCACCTCGTGCTCGTTGTGGACATTCTGGCCATAGACCGGGACCGACACGATCGCGGTGCGCGGCACCTGGGCGCGCAGCGTCACCTTCGACCAATTGTTGGCGACCGAGCGCTTGACCGTCCATGACGCCGCGCCGTTGCGACGGATCACGGTGTCGGGCAGCTGCTCATAGATCGTCGATTGAACCTGGACCTCGACCGAGCGCTCTTTCTCGACATCGACGCCGACGCCGCGCCACAGCCCGACGGTCTGCAGGTTCGCCTTGTCGAGCAGATATTGCGTGGTCTCCCACTTGCCGCGGATGTAAGCCTTCACCGCGTCGTAGCCGCCCCACTTGTTGCCTTCACGCTTCGTCCGCTCGACATCGGCCGGATTGCCGATGCGCTCCTCATGCAGGCGCCCGCCCAGCTCGTCGGCGATGGCGAGCTGCAATAGCTTGCCATTTGGCGAGGTCGATGACGACTTCCAGTCGCGCCACAGCGTCGAGTCCATGTCGCGAACGGTCGCCTCGTCGGTGTCGATGCCGCGCTCCTTGCTCACCTCCACCGCCCGCGCGATCGACATCGCACGGCCGAGCGCCTTGGTGTTCTGATAGTCGCGGTCGTTCTTGTAATCATCGTCAGCGTCGGGATCGCCCATCGGATCGAAGTGCGCTGGCATCACCACCTGAGTCGGCTCCGGCGTCTCGCGATGGCTCTCCTGCTCGCCCAGCTCCAGATATTGCTCGGCGTATTCCCACTTCTGCTGGTCCGAGAAACTGTGCTCCCAGGATTCGTCCTGATAGTCGTCGATGCTGCTCTCGTCGATGTAATCCGAGGCATCGAGCTTGTCGGCTTTGCTGTCGCCCTCTTTGTTGAAAGCGTCGGTAATCGCCTTGATGATGTCGTCGCGCTGGTCCTCGGTGAGGAAGCTCGACGGCTCTAGCTTCTCGAAGCCGGGGAATACTTCGCTCGGATCATAGCCGGCCGGATCGGTCAGCTCGCTATCGTCAAAGTCGACATTTGGATCGCCGCTGCCGTCACCACCGAACTCGCCGTATTTGCCGGCGTCGATCGTCAGCGCCTTGAGGATTTGATCCTTGGTGAAGCGAAGGCGCTTGCCAGCCTCGGCATGCTCGTCGATCACCTCGTCGATCGCCTCGCTCGCCCAGTCCGGCCATTCCAGCGTCTCGCCACTCACCGTCGAGTGCTTGGTCGGCGCGTCCTTCCATTCTTCCAACGTGTCGCGCTTGCCCTGTTCGAGCATGTAGCCGCTGTCATACTGATTCTGGATTTCGCTGTCCTTGTATTCGGAGAAGCTCGCCTCCTTCCACTTGGTCTTCGCCTCTTCCTGCTGATCGCTCGACAGCTCATCCCAGCTCTCGGGAACGTAAGGTTGATCCTTGTCCTCGTCCTCGTCCGGCACATCTTCGGCGCGGCCCGCGACGAGATCACCGGCGAGCTTGTCGAGTAGCGGCTTGATGCGCGCATACTCGAATTCAAGCCGCGCCCCGGTCTTCTGATTCCACGCATCACCACCAACGCTCACCACCTCCGGGTTCATCTGCAGCGGATCGCCGGTAACGGTGGTCGCCCACTGGCCGGTCTTGGGATCGTGCGGATGCAGCTCGGGGACGAAAGTTGGCGGTGGCGGTGGCGCGTCACGAAGACGGGCGAGACGGCGGAAAGGATTGCGGCGTGCATCACGCACGCCGCCGTTCGGCTTGCCGCCGTTGGGCCGGCCGCCGGGCTTGCCGCCGGGCTTGAACGGCATCCCCGGCTTACCGCCGGCTTGCTGCATGCCCTTGGTCATCGCCTTGCTCTTGGCGGCGATCACGTCGGGATCATTGGGGTCCATCTGCCCCTTTGTGCGCGCCTCGGCGACGCCTTCCTCGGCGTCCCAATCGGCCTCGTCCTCGATCGCGGACTCGATGCCGGGATACAGGAAGCCCGACTCGACGAGCGAGTTCTCGCGGCCGATCTGCAGCACGTGCGGCGACAGCAGCCCGGCGTCGACATCGATCTTGTGCGCCTGCGCCTTCTTCAATTCGACATCGGCCTTCTCGGCGTCCGACATCAGCCACAGCGCATTCCAGTCGTAGCGCCATGCGTCGTCGCGGCTGCCGAAGGTCGAGCGCAGCAACACCTCGTCGAGCGGACGCAGCGCCGGGGTCTGGCGCACCTTCTGATCGGAGGCGAGGCGATCGTAATAATTTCTGGTGTCACTGTCGCCGGTAGCGTTCTGCCCGGCCGGCTCGCGGCCCATGAACCGCGTCGCCGGAACGTCGGCGGCGGCACAGCACAGCAGGAAATACGAGCTGAGCACCTTGTCGTAGTTGGCGAGCTGCAGCTGATGGCGCTCCCATTCCTCCTCCTTGTCGAGCAGCAACGCGTTGATGCTCGACTTGGCGACGTTGGTCTGCATGAACCGGCTAAGCACATTCTGGGTGCCTTCGGCGGTCTGCATCTTCGCGGTGAGCCCGGGCACCTTGATGATGTCGAGCTTGGCCTCGGCGATCATCGCCGCCATCGACGAGGTCACCATGCCGGCGGACTTGAGCGCGTCAGCGACCGGCTGCAGCACGGTGATGCCCCACGCATCTGGCGCCCGCTCCACGTCGGGGTAATCGAGCCCGATCAGCCGGATCACGCGCGATGGATGGATGTAGAGCATGTCGCCGGGCAGCTGCCCCATGGTCGGCTCGCCGATCGGCTCGACGCCACCGGGCGGCGCAACCGTGACCACATTGGCGCGCTGATAGTAGGTCGGGTGGCCGTACCACGGCGAAGTGATCTCTTTCACCGTCGGGCCGGCGGCGAGCCCGTAACGGCTCACCACATGGACGAACTTGAGATCGTCCTTGCCGACCTTGTCGATTTCCAGCTCGTCCTGAAACGTGCCCTGGTTGACGCCGAGGATGATCGCCGAGCCGCCATAGAGCCGCGCCTTGATCAGTGCATCGAGCAGCTTGCGCTGCAGATTGTATTGGCGCTCGGCCTCTTCGATCTTCTTCTGATCCTCCTTGTCAGCCTGCCATAGCCGCCATGAGCGCGTCGCATCGAACGCCGGTATCTCGACGATCTTGCGCGCCACCCAATCGCTGGCATAGGCGGCTTCGAGCTGCTGGACATCGAGCGGCCAATACCACCAGAACTGCGATACCGACTTGTCGCGGCCGGGCACACCAAAGCCAGCGAGGAAGTTCTGAAAGCTGTCACGCGTAGCGTCGAACCACGCGCGTGGGAAGCGCAAGATATTGGGTGCCGCGACGTTCATAGGTTCTCCGTCACGCCAGCATCGGCGCGCCAAAAGCAGGTAAAGTCGTGGTGAGCACAGATGCGGCCAGCATGTCGATCGCCGCTGCCATGTCGATGGTCGGCGACCCGCAATCGAGGTCGAGCCCGAACAGGTTCACGCTCTCGATCGGCACGTCGATGATCGGCGAGCCGACCACGAGCCACGGCGCCATCATCTGGTAGTTGATCTGTCCGGCCTGACCGAGCGGAATCACCGCGCCTTGCGTGAGCCAGTACGACGCCTGTTGCGCCGTCATGGTGACGGTGGCGATGCCATCGATGACCGTGATCAGGTTGCCGCCGAGGTTGCCGCTCTGAAAGTTGGGGTCGAGGACCTGATACCGCGGCATGTCAGCTCTCCCGAGAGATCATCGAAAATGCATAAAAATGCATAAAATGAAATTATTTTCGATAATGGTGTCAGTGCGAGTTTCGACGTAACCCTTTGATGTTGCCGCGCACAATCAAAACCACGTTTTCGCGTGTGATATAATATGCCTATCGACGTGGATAACCCGCGCCGAGTTGTTTGAAAATTGGAGATACTATTATGAGAACCAGAAAGCCGCGCGCGCCAAAGATCACCAAGCAGAAGGCAACCGAGGTCGCCTACATGATACTGGGTGGCATGCAGGTCCTCGACGCACTGATCAAAGCTGAGGTCGAGGCGGCCAACACGCGGATCGCCGCCGAGGCACGCGAGCAGCGGAAAAAGAAGACCTCCGCAACGGCGACCGCAGCGGAGGGTACCTCTTCGTAACTCAACAGGACAGGCGAGACGAACGCAGCTTAACGAGAACCTCCCCGGGTGCAAGCACCTGGGGAGGCTTCGGTGTTAACGAGAACAAGAGCTAGGAGCGAACCGAGACTACACCAAATCAGCCGGGTCCGAAAGGGTACGGCTTTTGCGTGGCCGCAGATATGGCTTCTGCGCCGACGGCAACAACCGGCAGCCGATGAACAGGGTGAACGCGAACAACAACGCGATGCCGAGCACCAACAGCGCGGCATTGAGGTTCGTCATGGTAGCGACATGGATCGAGCTGCTGCCATCGCAGCCGATGAGCGGTCTGGACATCTTGAGGAGTATCCCCTGACAGAGCGGGCGGCAATTCGCCCGGCCGAAAACATAACGCAGACGATCGTCGCTGTCAGGTGAATCAAGGGGCGCAGTGAAGCGCCCCCGTCGTTATTTTCAGAAGCACGCGCCCGAGACGTTACGCTGGGCGAAATACTCCGGCCGGTAGCAGGTCGGCTCCCGATCCGAGAACCGTCCGTTGCCGTCGACCTCATGACCGCGGATGAAGCCGCTGCCATGGTTGGTGTCACCGGCTCTCTCGCGGTGTTGTTCTGCCGCGCTCGTCCCTCCAACAAGCAAGAGCATGGCAGGTAGGGCCAAAAGAACTTTGATCATAACGAGCCTCCTTTAATAAGTTCGGCGACCCGTCCTTTGACAGCGCTCCCTCCCACGGGGAGCAACGCTTGCACGTAATTGCATACGCTTGAACTTACTCAGGCTATCACAAGCCGGGACGCCGAACACCAACGATAATGCTGCAGCTCGCGATCGGCCTGTATGAACCAACTCACGTTGCCGCCGAAGCATTGAGCCTCGGCGGCAAGTATTCCTTTATTTCTTCGGCGCAGCCGCTGCACTCGGTGTCGGCACCGGCACGTTGGGTGTACCGATCACCATCCAGCCATTCTCCGGGTGCCACACGACTTCCCAATCGATCAGCTTCTCCCGCTCTGGATCGGTCGGCGGGATCACGATCGGATGCGCTGGGAATCCCGGCGACGGCCAGATGCTCGGCGGCTTTCCGGCGTCCGGCGGCGGCAACACGATCGGATGCTCCGGCTTTCCGCCCGGCGGCCAGATTTCAGGCGGCAGTGGAATCACGATCGGGTGTGCCGGATGACCGGGGCTCGGCCAGATCACAACCGGCGGTCCGCCTCCTGGCGGCTCGGGCCAGATGATCGGCGGGATCGGATGCGAGACACCGGGCGGCGGACCACCTGGAGCAATCGGGTGTGCAGGATACCCAGGACCCGGCCACACGCCCGGAGGAGGGCCGCCTGGGGCGATCGGATGAGCGGGGTAGCCGGGATCAGGCCATACGCCCGGCGGCGGCCCGCCCGGTGCGATTGGGTGCGCTGGATAGCCGGGACCGGGCCAAACCACCGGAGGCGGCCCACCGGGCGCAATCGGGTGCGTGGGAGCCCCACCGCTCGCCAGCGGCATGATGTACGCCAAAAATCCGTCCATTATGTTTTCTCCCTGTTTCGCCGGTCGTCGGCAAGCTCTCATACACCATGATCATGACAGCCCGCCAGCCAATGAACTGTCACGACGAAATCGTTTGTCGAACCATGGAAAGACGCTGCAGCGACAGTGTGGGTGAGCTGGGATCAGCTCCCGCGCCTCAGCGGTCGTGTAAGGCGCGTCCTCGGCAATAGCTTCGCAGGTGAGGCAAACTTTCTCGTCCCCGGCTGTACGGACACCAACTGCTTCGGCCTTCCACCGAGAACGGCGGCGCTTGACAGGCGGACGGTTGTGGCCGGTGGCTGCGTCACTGGTATCGGACCGTAGGGTCCCTGGATGAATTTCTGGGTCAATTCCAACCTCCGTGGTAGATACTGAATCGCCGTTGTGTGGCACGTCGCGGCTTTGCAAGCCCACGCGCGGCAAGTTCTGGCGAAGCACGTCTAGGCGAGGCTGGCCAGGACGACGGGAGGGCGACCGTTCATGCGGTCGCCCTTCTAGTTCTGGATCGACCCCAACGTGGGTAATCCCAGCAGCTTCGTACACATCTAATTTGCCGCCATTATATGCAGCAACCACCGCGGTGTCGGCAAGCGACTTGGTGCGCGACAGCGCCACCTTCTCGAACGCCGACGCCAACATAGCGTAAGCTTTCGGTGCCTTCATGCCGCGACGGATCACCACCATGGCGCAGCGGGTGACCTGTTGGATCATCGCGTCGCCGATGCCGACGATCTCGTTGACGGTCTGCTCTTCAAGCAGGTCGTTCGATGATGCTTGACGGACGGCAGCGGTGCCGAGGTTCAACTCCTTCACCGCTGCCGCCACGCCAGCTTCGGACGCATGCATGATGTAATTGCGCACCCAATGCCCGGCGACGAGGCTCGCGACCGCGACCTCTAGCCAGTGACTGAATGCGCGCAAGCGTACGTCCGGCGGGTGGTAAGACATGATGCCGCCGCGACCCAACGCAAGAACATCATGCTCCACAACGGCGACCCGCAGCTGTGCCCGCAGCATGCGAAGCCGCAGTTGCAGATCGCTTCGAAATTTGCCGCGCAGCTTCGAGGTGCCGGTCGGATCAACCGATCGACGGCTCGCGTCGAAGGCAAGGCTCATGCGTTCCTCTCGGGTGACAGAAAAAGGGCGCCGACTGGTTGGCCGGTTGCCGGCGCCAAGTTAGGGAGGAAACGCACAGCCACAACGGCCGTGCCCTGATTCATTGCCGGGTGTGTTCGGTCGACATGTTTTCCAACGCCCAGGTCCGCGCCGCCTCCGATGCCTCAGCCTCACTGCGGTAGGTCTCGCGGCTGAGATATGCATCGCCGTCGCTGTACTTGACCATGACGTGCCAAATCCGGCCATCGTAGCTCGCGGCACAAACATGCGCGGTGAGCGGCCGAGCGGCGATCATGCGGGTTGCCCCGGCGGTTCGGTCAGCAGCTTGCACACGATCGCCATGCCGCCAGTGCGGCCGAGATGATCGACACGAGCGCCGAGATTGATGCAGTGCGGCTCGTTCCTGTGCTCCTGGCCGGTGCTGTCGAGATAGTTGATCACCGGCACACTGCTATCGGCGTAGCGGCGCGCTTTGTCGTACAGCCCGACGGTGACGATCTTGGTCGGCAGCATGGCAGCACTCCGGCGCAGCTGATCCATGAACGGCAGCAGGGTTGTGGCGTTGCCGCCCATGGAAAACCCAAGCACCCAGTAGTCATCTGGAAAGCGCCGCACAAGACCGGCCGCGCCTTGCCAGTCGAAGTGGTTGAAATAGTGCAAGGTGCGACGCTCGGCGCGCGCGATCGTCGAAACCGAATGGTTATCGATCGCACCATTGAGACCACGGAATGCGATCAGGTATCCCATCAGCTGATGCGCCACATTTGCACCGCAGTCACCCTATTGTATTGCGGCCGTCGACGAGTTTCACACACACGTCGATGGCATAACCAAACCCACGTTACACTGCCAAGAGGTCCGGCATGCCAACGCTGGACCTCTTCTTTTATTTCCGTTGCTGCCACTCATGGTGACCCCGGCATGAAACCGCTATACGTGTGGTCATAGGGCGGCCCTCCACAAAGATGGTTGAAACCTTGCGCGGCGGCATCGCCCTGGTCAAGCGTTCGGCCAAACGGCCACGGCTCCATCTCTTCGAGGAAGTCCGGTATCCACCGGCCGGCGACCAGCCACACGTTGTTGCCCTGGACTTGCGCGGCGAACGGCTCGGCGCGCACCGTCTTCGATTGTCGCGCCCCGGGCTTCACGGCCTTGGCGGTGAAGCCCATCAGATTACGGATCGTCGCCTCGGCCGACTCCTTGCCGCCTGATCCCGGCTCTTGCTCGACCACCACCTCGAAATCGTAGCAGTACCCGGTGAGCGACATCCGGCACGCCTCGGCGAGCTGCTTGATGATGTCTTCGCGCTCACGCGATTCCCAACGGCCGGTGGTGACGCTCTCGATCAGGATCGAGCCGTTCTTCATCAGGTGCATGAACACGATCGCGGTGCGGGCGCCATCACCGCCCGCAGTGCCGGCCTTGTCGATCGAGAGCACCGAGCGGACGATCTGGCTGCGATCGAGCACCGGGATGACGCGGAGCTTCTCGATCGGAAACATCCCACCGCCAGAGATGTACGGCTCTTGCTGATACTCGGCCTCCCACGAGCCGGCCGACATGATCTTCTTCTGCGCTTCGAGGAAATCGAGCGGCTTGAATGCGGGGAATAGCGGACAGCCCTTGAAGCGACGGCCGGGCTCGTCCTTCTCGGCGATGGCCTTGAACTTGAGGACCTTGATGTCGCCTTCCTTCTCCAGCGCACGGCCGAGCGGATCATCGACGTGCCAGCGCGTCATGATCCAAAGCATCCCGCTGTTCGATGCGAAGCGGGTGCGGAAATCGTCGACGTACCAATTCCAAATCTTCTTGCGTATCTCTGGACTGTTGGCCTCGGCGCGACCTTTCACCGGATCGTCGATGAGGCCAAAATGCAGCTCCATGCCGTTGATCGAGCCGTTGACGGTGACGTTGCGGAAGCTGCCGCCATGGCCGCCGTACTCGACGATGTCGGTGTTGCACAAGAAACCCTTGTCGCCGATCGTCGTGGTGAATATCGACTGATAGCGCGGCGACTTCATGGTGCGCTGGACGCCGAGATTGCAACGCACCCCGAGGTCTTCTGAATGCGAAGCGTAGATCGTCTTCAGGTGTGGCGCCTTGCCGGCGAGCCACGACACGAAGTCTTCGGCGGCGAGCGACTTGCCGTGCTGCGGCGGCGCCATGATCGCCAGCTTGGGTCGCTTGCCGGCGATCAGGTCGCGATAGAACAGCTGCAGCGCAGCCGACACTTCGAGCGGAAAGCGACCCCACAGCATGGTCGGACGTATCAGCCGCCGATAGCGGGCGAACGACCGACGCGCGAACAGAGGCTCGCTGACGAGATAGGCTTCGAGCTGAGGATTGAGCCAACAGCGATCCGACAGATCGAGCTGCTGGCGTGGGATATCGATGTTCACAGCTCACCGCCCGAGAAGCGCCAACACGAAAAAGATGATCGCGGCGATGACGAACATCCACTGCAGTCGCACAAACGCTGAAGACCGCCAATTGGGCGGTCTGCTAATGGCATCAGCAGTCAGGTCGAGGTCGACGTAGGGTCCAAAGGGGCGGCTGCGTTTACCTCGACGGCGACGGCCGTCTTGAAGTTGGCGGCGAGCTTATCGGCCGCGATCTTGAGCTTGGCAGCAAGCTCGGTGACTACGGCTGAATCTGTGGCGCTCGCACCGATCAGCACCGCGAGAGCTTGGATTTCGGCAATCAAGTCGTCTACCTCGCTCATGTGAACCTCCACTATTCGGGATCGTCGACCTCGAAACCGCGGCGCTGCGCGATCAGCGCATTGAGTATATCAGCGGGGCGACTATTGCGCTCGATGGTGCGTCGCCGCGCAGCACGCTCGTTGAGGATCGCAAAACCATGCATCGCCAGCGTGCGCACCAGCGAGCCGGCGAGGTCGGCCTCGTCGAAGCTCTCGTCCCACCATCGGTCGATAGCTTTGGCAAGTCGCGGATCGATGATGGAGCGACGCTTCATGAATTAAGCATGTCGAGGAGATCGACGGCCTTCATGGCGACCTTGGCCGAACCGCCGCCATAAGTGATCGTACAGGTCGGCGGCACCTCCGGCTCGGCCTTCACTTCGTCCTTGGCCTCGACCGCAGGCGTCGGCGGCTTGCCTGGATTGGCGCCAGAGGCCGGCACGCCTGGATCACCCTCGACCGCTTCGACCGCGGGTTCTGCTTTCACCGCCGGCTTGCCGGGATCGTACTCGACGCCGGTGATGCTCGACACCACGATGACGTGCGGCTTGCCGTCGGTGTCTTTTACGAGAACTGCGACCTTGGCCATGTGTGCCTCCGTTACGGTTCGATACCTGCCTCGCGGCACCAGCGGATCATCTGGCGCAGCTCCCCTGATTTGATCACGGCGGTGGCGAGAGTGAAGTCGTCCTCATCGGTCAACGCCAAGTGCACCAGCTTGCATTCCGGGTTCGAGCATTGGCCGAGCCGCATGCCATGCGCCCGGATCGGAAGCTCAAGCTCTTGAAGCCGTATGGCAGCGTCGGCAATGAGGGTGGCGCCGATGTCGATCTCGTCCCACGCCTCTTCAAGCTCGGCGGCGGCGTTCTGCAACAGCATGTCATAACCGCCCTTGCGCGCATTCTCGCCGCTGGCAAGAGCGCGCAGCAGGTTGGGCAGCGCCATGTTCTCCGGCTGGCGGCCGAACCGGCCGTCGCGGGAATCCTTCGGACCGCTCACTTGAACTTCTCCAGCTTGATCAGCACCGCTGGCGGCGGCAACATCGCGTCGATCACCACGTCCATCAGCACGTGCGACAACACCTTGATGACCGGATTGCCGTCGTCATCGTCCATGGCATGGATGGTGCCGATCAATCCACCGTCGAGTAGCACCTCGACTACCGGGACACCGGGAAGGATCGTGTGCTCGCTGAGTACAAACGTATAGTGGCTGCGATCTTTCATCGATCAAATCCATACGACTCGCCCTGCACCAGAGATGGATCGACCGCGCGCTGCCAGAACTCGACCCAGGCCGACGGCGCCATCCATATTGGGCGCTTCACCACCTGACCCTCGATCGTGACCCAATCTTTGTCGATGATGATTTCGAGCGTCATACATCGCCCTCGCCGTTGAGCGGCACCAGCGCCTCGAAGCTCACCTCGGCGCGCTCCTTGGCGGCCTGGGTATCATCGAAGGTGCCGACCAGAAACGTATTAAGCCGCAGCTCGAAGCGGCCATCGCCGCGCGGATGAATCATAAAGCGGCCGAACCCACCAGTGTCGGCGCAGAGCTTCGAAGAGATCGGCGCCGTGCGCCACGTCAATCGATTGGTCATTTCTTAAATGTCTACCAGCTTGAATGACGCTCTCCTACGCTATGCCTTCTGTGGGATCGGCGTCACCGTCGCGCGCGCCTTGCGAGAACGTCGTTTCGGCCCGAGGTCCCAATAGGCAGTGGCCAACTTGAAAAACCGGCGGCGGCCGGCCTCGGTCTGGATGCGCTGAAATTCCGGCGTCTGCATCGCCGCGAGGATCGCCATTTCCTCGTCGTGCTCACGCGTCTCTTCGTTCATCGTCTTCCCCTTCGTCTAGGTCCTTGTCGATATCGTCCGCGATCCCACGCAACATCTTCGGCAGCGATGTCGTCAGTTCGATCGGCCCCTGGACCGAGAAGCCGCTGCCATGGGCGCCGTCAAACACGAGGATGACAACACCTGACGCGCTGGTCATCTCGCGCACCATGGTGGCGATGAGATCGTATTTGCCGGGTCCTACAGCCATCACGCGTCTTGCCGCGGAACCGGCGGCGTCAGCCTCGATCCGAACCGTCGCTTGAGATCGCACAGCCACGCCAGATGGAATTTGGATTTCTTAACCGTACGCTCGGTCAGCCACGGCAGATCGAGCACCTGTCGCACATCGAGAATGCGCGCCTCCATGTCAGATAGCTCGGCGGCGAGCACGACGCTGTTCTGCATCAAGGTCTCGGGATCGTGGCCATCGAGCCCCTGGATGATGCAGCGCGCGGCGATCTTGCCCAGCTCGGTGGTCTCTTCGAGGAGCTTGCCGAGCAGTGCCAGCTCGACGCGATCAACTGTCGGCACCCAGCTCGACACGCCGGCAGCATGCGGCGGCGGCTCGGTCTGCTCGAAGAACGCGGTGGCCTGTTCAAGCGTGTAGCAATACGCCGATCGCGGGATGTCGACGCAGATCACCGGGAACGCGTGCTCCATGATCTCGGTGGCGTGGGCGAGCGATAACGCGGTCGGTGGAATGCCGTCATAGACCAGCGACGGCTCCGCGCGAACCGGATCGAGCTTGACGACGCCATACGGGCAGCCGCGAAAGCAGATGTCTTCGGACTTGTGGACGCAGGTGCCGAGCACGCACGGGCTGCCGTCGTTCATGGCCGAATAGCTCCCCAATTCATGGCGACGAGCAGCCAATCCCTTTGGAGCACTTTAGTCGGCATCACTGGCGGCCGATCTATGCGACGGTTCACGATGGCTGGGTCAAGTTGATCGGTAGCGTAGCCGGTCCCACCTGGGTGTCGTCGATACCAACCGGATCGGCTGATCCCGTCCACGATCCACGGCTTTGGCTCTTCGTAGCCGGGGCGACCCTTCGTGCCGGGAATCCATCGTATACGCGGAAGCCTCAGCCGCCCTTGGCTTTGGCCTTTTGCCGAAACCACGTTGCCTTCGACACTCCCGCCGCGATCCATGGCTTGGCACTCGACTTCGGCCGCCCGCGCGGCCTCTTTGACTGATTTTCAGTCTCAGAGGTTTTCGGTCTCACGTCAACGATTTTCGGTCTCACCACTGATTTTTTGACGATCTTCGCCACCGCCGTCGATTTCCCCAGGTCCGGCGCCTTCAGGATGGTGGGAGCTGCATCTCCCCGGTGCTTCCGGATCGACGATGCAGCCCGCCGCGCATCGGCCGTAGCACCCGGCTTTGGCCCCTCTGGCCCAGAGGATGGTTGAACCGGCGGTTTCTGCGCCTCGGATGCCGCGAACCGGCGATGGATGCCGGAGCGCGGCAGATTGGGAAACGGATCAGTCCATGGGGTCTTGGTCATCGGGTGTCACATCGATCATCGGGGCGTCTTCTAGCCCAATGCTGAGATCGATCAAGGATTCAAATGGAATGCCGCGCTCGGCGCACAGCGCGCGCACTTCATCCTCGGTGCTGTAGGCGCGATTCACCACCGATGCCGTCACGTGCATCGGCAACACGCGCAGCACCAACGGCATGATCTTGTCGCGCTCGTACAGCGCCAGAAACTTCATGAAAGCGACGAGACCCTTCTCCCTGCCATCTTTGCAGAACTCGTTGCGCTTCTTGTCCCACTCGACAAAGCCAGCCCAGTCGATCGCCTCGACCACGGCATCGCGCATCGCTACCGACATTTTGTTGGGAGTGCCGGCACGGCGGCCAGCCTTAGCTGGTCGCGGCTGCCCCTTCTTAAACAAGTGCGGCTTGTCGATCTTCGTTACTGCATCGTTATTTTGACGTTCTTCGCTCATGGGATGCGACCCGACATGTTCTCAATTTGCGCCGATCCTATTCCGCACAGCGATGCCGTCAACCCATGGCGTTTGCGCTTTGGTTTGGTCCGCGTCTTGCCGCGCGATCGGCGCTTGCCGCGCTTGGTCTGTGGCGACTGCACGCCGAGGCATTCGTTGCACACCAGCTTGCCATGATGCTCCATCACGGCCGTGCGCTCTTGCCCGCAGCGAGAGCACACCCAGGCGAGCTTCATTCGTTCTCACGCAGCATCATTGGGGTCCCTCGGCCCCTTTCCCCATGGGCCGCCGGGACGCCCCTCACCGGGCTTCCTGCGATCGGGGACGGGCAATTGGGAGATCACATAGAGCAGGCTGAGGCGCAGCGCCGGCTCGGTGGCGACTGGAACCTCGCGGAACCCACGGTAGTCATGGGGGTGCGGCGCTTTGGTGCTGGCCATTTAGTTGAAAGGAGCCTCTTGCAAGTTTGGGGGCGATCCCCTATCTTACTGGTCGAGGGGAGCGGTTGTCTCCCCCGCCCCAACCAACTCTGGTCTCTGACCGGGAAGGACAAATGCAAAAGCGTCATTTCCAGGCCATCGCCAACATCCTAAAGGCGGCCCGGCCCACCATGTCCAACGACGCGCATCGCGCTCTCGTCGACAAATTCACCATCCTATGCTCGGCGCAAAACCCGAGCTTCGAGCCCACCAAGTTTCAGCACGCCTGTGGCGTGGGGAGCAATCAGTAAATGTTGCCCGCTCTAATCACCATCGTGTCGCTCTACGCCGCCGCGTTCTTCATCATCAACGAGTGACGGCCATGGTCTCTTGCAACAGCTGGATCATCGTCGACCGCAAGACCGGCAAGCCGATCTTCGAAACGTGGTCGCGGCGCGTCGCCGACAATATTCGCAAGGCCGACAAGGCCGATGTCTTCACCGCGCTCGAATGGCTTCAGCGCTTCAACGCTTCGATCAAAGCGAAGTGACACAGCCCAGTGCCGCCAGTGAGGCGGCGGCACTGATCGGTGTCATCCGATCTGACCTCCCGAACTCGGGACCAAATAAAACGCCTGTCGGCCTGCAGTGAGTCCGGCGAGATGGCGAGGTCAGATCGGATCACATCCCCGGCAATCCCGCCGGATCACAACTCTAGGAGCAATACATGAAGACCGGTAAATCCCTCACCGATCTCGCGAGCGAGATCGAGCGCCGCGCCGAGGCCAAGGCTGACCTCGTCGCTTCCACCGAGCACATGACGATGATCCCGAGCATCGACGGCGTGAAGCTCGTCGTCGGCGACGAACACGAGTTCGCCGTCAACAGCGTCGCCCACGATCAAATCGGCACCCACACCGACATCCCCGCGAAGTATTACGACAAGATGCTCAAGGATGCGCCGAAGCTGCTCGCCGACAACGTCAACGAGTGGTTCAAGCGCTACCCGGCGCCGCGCATGGTGCGCACGCTAGACAACGTCAACCGCGCCTTCCTGTCCGACAAGTTCTCGCCGGACATGGAAAACGAGGACCTCGCCGCGGCGGTGTTGCCGGTGATCGGCGATCTTGGGCTCGACGTGATGTCGTGCGACGTGACCGATCGTCGGCTCTACATCAAGGCCGTCGACAAGAAGGTGACGCGCGAACTCGCCAAGCATGGCGCCAAGTTCGGCGACGGTGGCCACACCATCGTGCGCATCGTGTCGCCTGCGCTGACGATCAGCAATTCCGAGGTCGGTCTCGGTGCGCTCTCAGTCCAGGGCGGCACGTACGATGGCTTCTGCAGCAATCTCGCCTCGTTCGGCGAGCGCTCGATGCGCCGGGCTCACGTTGGCCAGAAGCACACCATCGCCGAGGGCGAGCTGTACGCGATGCTCTCGGACAAGACCAAGCGGCTCGATCAGGCCGCGCTGTGGTCGAAGGTGCGTGACGTGGTTCGCGGCGTGTTCGACGCGGTCAAGTTCAACGCTCTCGTCGACAAGATCGAGGGCACCCGCGCCGAGCACATCACGTCGGACGATATCGTGAAGTCGGTCAAGGTCGCGACCGTCAAGCTCGGCATGAACGAGACCGAAGGCAAGTCGGTGTTGAAGCACCTGATCGAGGGCGGCGAGCTGTCGCGCTTCGGTCTCTACAACGCGGTCACGCGAATGTCGGCCGATGTCGAGAGCTACGACCGGGCTACCGAGCTGGAGCGCATCGGCGCCAAGGTGATCGAGCTGCCGAAGCACGAGTGGAAGGAGATTGCAGAGGCCGCGTAAGGCTTGCAGCCCAGCGCCATCCTACGGGGTGGCGCTGATCGGCAAACCCGCCGGACTAGGAGCAAAATCGTGACTACCCTCACGCGCAAGACCATCAGATTCGCAGTACTCGGAAGCTGTGCGCTCATTGTGTTGGGCCACTTCACCACCGGCGGCAGCAACTACAAACCCGATCCGGTCGCCAAGACATCTATCGTGACCGACATCGAGTCGGCGCACGGGGAATACCCGGCGCGTGATTTCACAATGAAGGTCTCGTTCGGTGAGACCGGTGTGCTGCGGTCGAGCGACCCCGCAATCAAGGTGATCCCCGTGATGCGAGTTCTCGCCGTAAACGGCGAAGCTTGCGTCGTGCAGCCCGGCACCCGTGCCGTTCACGTCGGTGGGGTTGCCGGAGTCAAGGACGCCTTCGGCGATCTGGGCGACGCCTTAACCCACTTGGGCCAAACCGTAATAGGTCAGAAGCCCGCTGACAAAGCCGGCCGGTGGTCGCATGTCCGCGTGCTCGGCGGTCTCCATGCTGATTGCGAGGGCATTGTGCCGAATGATTGGTTTCAACCCATTCAACCCGAGACAAACTGATGAACGACAAGCTGCGATCCTACGCCTTCGCCATCGATACCAATAAATGGGCCGGTTGCCCGTCGGTGGCTGCGCGCATTCTCGTGCGCGAGGGCGATGCCACCTCTCCAATCAACCCGCGTTCCGAGGGCGAGGACTCGCTGTGGGACGCACCCAAGCGCACCGACGGCTTGTTGCTCAATGGCCTCGTGATCCGCACGTGGCTATCGGGACCGACACACATCCCAGGCCGCGCCATGCTGATCGGACCGAGCATCGAGTTCGAACAACTATCCTACGTCACCTTAAAGATCGCCGGCCGGGCGCACACCACGCTGCGGCGGATCGACAAAGAGCTGACCCGCTACCGCGTCGGCGAGGCTGGCGACATTCTGATGGCGGTCGGCAAGGTGATCGGCGTCACCATGCACGTGACAGCGCTCGATCCCAATAACCACAGCACGTTCTACGACCAAAACACATGGCACTGGGGCTCGATCACCGAGGCGCGCGATCTCTACCGCGCCGAGGTCGCCAAGCTGCAGGCCGCGGTCAACGGCTTCAACAAGGAGGAGGTCGCGTGAATCTCAGCTCGCAAGAACGCCACGCCCTGATCCTGATCGAGGCGTCGCATCTCAACGGACTGTCGCGTGAGATTCTCATTCACGCGATGGTCCACCCGAAGACAATCAAATTCCTGCTGCGATACCAGCTGATCGAGGCGCGCCAGCATTGCTACGGCAATCCGAAGAACCTCGCCGTGCTCCGCTATCACGCAACCAAAACCGGAAAGGCGATCGTCGATGGCAAATCTTGATCCAGCCCACATCGCATGGTCGCGCCGTCAGTTCGACATCATGGCCGAGGGCGCGATCTGGGGCGTGCCGCGCTCCGGCATGATCTTCCAGCGCCGCGGCGACACCCTCGTGCTGATCGAGTGCATGCCGCACATGAACGGCATGCCAGTCACACCAGCGCAGCTCGCCGAGCAGCAGCAGTACGAATACGAAGCCATCGCCGAACACTTCACGGCGGCTGGCATCATCGTCATCAAGGGAGACCACGTGAAATGGACCCGGTAGCAGACTACAAATACATCCGCGCCTGGGGGCGCCTGATGCACTCAAATCCATCATACATCGAAGACCAGATCGCAAATGCTCGCCGCGACAAAGCGCCTGACGATGCGGTCTATTTCGATGTCTTGGAAAAACGCTGGGTGCGTTTCGCCAACGTCACGCGCGACGATACTCGATCCGTGATCAACACCTTCATCGCGGAGAAGTCATGAGACGTGTTTGCGATCATCGGGCTGATCATTCTCTGGAGTCTGGCGCCATGACCGATCCGATCGACCTTGAACAAGTGCGGCAGCGCCGCGCCGAAGCCAAGATCAACGAAAACCAAGAGCAATGGGAAACGGTGAAGATGCAGCTGATGGAGATCATGTCCTCATCTGGCTTGGCAGACACATCGCTGATCTCTGCCACCTTGGCCGCGCTGCTCCTCATGATCGACCGAGGCGACATCGTGGAAACCAAACGCAGGGTGGCACTCACTCTGAATGTTTTTACGGAGATTAGGCAACCATGAGACCGCATCCGACCGGCGTGATCCGTCTCGCCGTGGCGATCGTTATGTCGCTGCCGCCGTCACCGCTCGAAGCGCAGATGGTGGCTGGCCCACGCCTGCAGGAAACCTGCGCAACGCCGCAAGAGGTTCGACAGGCAGCGTGTGCGGGCTTCATTGGCGGCGTCATAGACGCGCGCGCTGCCGAAGGCCAGTTCTGCATCGATGGCCGCCTGCCACCCCCGGCGATCGTCCATCGCGTGATCGACTATCTGCATAGCAATCCCCAGCTCGCCAACCTGCCAGGAAGCGAGCAGGTGCTGCTGGCACTTAAAGCAAATTGGCCTTGCGTTTACAACAACGCCTCGCCGCCGCCGATCCGCATCCCAATTCGCCCGTTCCTGCCGTTCCAATTGTGGGGACACGATCGTTACGGCGCTTGCGCCCACTGCCCACCATGGAGATGACAATGAAGCACAACGACTATCCAATCGAGGAGTGCGCGACAGCGATGCAGCCGTTTCTCGATGCCGGCTGCCACTTCCATCAGAAGTTCAGCTGCGAAAAATGCGGATCGCGGCAGACGATCGCGAAGGCCGATCAATGGTTCGCCACCGGCGCCTGCGAAGAGTGCGGGCACATCACCGACATCAGGAAGCGCGGCTGCAATTACATGCTCGCAGGACCGCCTGCGGTGATCGATGCAGTGCGCCGCGCTCACGCGAAGATACCGCACGTGATCCGCGCCGTCGCGTTCGCCAACGGCGCGCCGTGCTCGATCGCCGGCCAATGGCTCAAGAGCTTCGATTTCAACGCCGATGGTGGCCGCGGCTATGGCGAGTTCACCGACAATTGGCGAAAGGCCAAGACCTTCGAGAGCCAAGCCGAGGCGGTCAACTACTGGAACACGATGTCGACGGTGCGTCCGATCCGCAAGGATGGCCTACCCAACAAGCCGCTCACTGCGACGACGTGCGAGATCGAGACGGTGAAGCAAGCGAGGCAGTTCGAACAAGCGGCCCGGAGGGGGCGATGAACGCAATGAAGCGCACCGCGACCGAATACTACGAGATCGACGGCAACGAGCTGCAACAGCTGATCGTGAATGTCGGCTTCACCAGCTCGACCGAGGTCGCGCGGTTCTTCGGCCTGCCCGATCGCCTCGTGCGCGATTGGCTCGACGGCACCAAGGCCGTGCCGATCGCCGAGGTGATGGTGCTGCAGCTGATGCTTCACCACAACCACACGCCAAACGAAGTGGTGTCGATTACAGAGATTGAACGATAATGAGCACACTTGATAACGAACGCATTACACAGCTCGCGGTCGAGCTGACGCGCGTGGTGGCAGACAGCCTCGATCCGGAGTACGGCAGAGACGGCGTCTACGAAATCCTCAACGCCATCGCGATCGTGACGGCCACCGCGCTAAACGCCACCGGCGAAGACCTCGATCAGACTCGCGAATGGTTCGATCACGCGCTGACCATTGCGATCACCGAAGTGCGGCGCGAGATCGGCGCACGCTCCTAGCGCCGAGTGCAGGCCGGGGCAGCCTATCGCTCCACCGGCGATCCCCGGCCTGCCCCTCGATCGCCGCCCGCCCGATGCCCCGCCACGTGCGTAGGAGCCGCGCTGAGCTGGGGGTCGCCATCGGCGGTCCAACCTACGCCAGTAGCCGGCAAAGCGGCCCCAGCACCCGGCGCCCGCAGCGGGCGCTGGCCTTCTATCGATTCGGAGGAGGTTGAGGTTCGCCGCCCTAGGGCTCGTGCGCGTGCGAGAAAACCGCGATCACGTTGAGCTGTCAAGTGAAAACCGAGTTAGCGACCCGCTGGGCAACCCCGGCGATGAAAGCGGAGATCAACGCCTCGTTGTAATCGGGGGCGCGTTTCCCCATTGAAAGCAAGCGTTTTCGGTTTTCGGCGTAGGTCCGGTTGAATTCTCGCAGCGCACCATATCGCCGCGCCCGGGCGATCTCGACCTCGATCCGTTCCAGGCAGCTGGCGGCCCGCTTCATCACCTTGCCGTGGTCACTCATTCCGAATCGAAGATGCCCGGAATACTCTCGGACGATCTGGCAGGCGCCCTCGGCATCACTGACCATGTCATGGACGCTCTCGATCGCATTGCGCACCTTCGCCGCGGTCGGGCGCGACGCGAACCAGAACGCCGCCGTCATCTCGAAGCCATCGCCCAGCTCGGCCTGCCGCAAATTCTGCGCGATCCCAGCCTGCCACACCGAGCCCGACGGGTTGGCAGCGATGTAGACCGAGCAGATACCGAACGCGCTAATGTAAATCAAAACCCTTCGATCCGGATACTCAAACGTCACGCACATCTTCCCCTCCCAAAGCCTGCCGATCGAGGTCGGCACGGCGACGCTTTTGCTCCTTGTCCCAACACGCACACTTGTCTGGCGTGCACGCTTCCCGACATTCCTTCGAGACCGTTGGCGACGGCAGTCGAAACATCACTGCCAAGCGCAGCATGCAACTCAGATTGACAAACAGCATCGCCATCACCACGACGATGAAGATGTGCCAGAGCGTATCCATCAGAACACCGCGACTTCATCCTTTCGTAGTCCAGTGGCGATGATGTCGAGCCCTGCTTGATTGCGATGGCGCAGCACCGACGCCGATGTCCGCGGCCGGATTTTGCGGGTGATCTTGTCGAGGTCAAGTCCACGAGCGCGGAAGTAGGCGACGTGGTTGACGATGATGCACAGCAGACGATCATGGCCGCCGAGATAATGGGCAGGCCACGCCAGCGCGATTTCCATCCGCTTGATCTCGAATGCCTCGGCGCGCAGCCGGGTGCGATTGCGATCGAGCTGCAGATCGGCGACTACCATCTCTTCGGCGCCGACCAGTGCTGCGAAATATTCGGAGACCTCGTAGCGATACAACGGCCACGCCGACTGCCCCATCGTCGGGCCGCCCTCGCCCGGCATCAGCGTCAGCGTGTGGAAAGCTTCAACGAGACGGACGCCGACGTGCCAACCCTGCCAGCTCGACGGCACATATTCCGGGCTCTCCGCGGTGTCGAGCGGCGACCAGCTCTCGTCGATGATCTCGCCTGGGCGAGGACCCAACAGGCGTGCCATGGCATTCACCGCACGCGTTCAAATCGTAGCCTTCCGTCTGGACCACCGGAGTCCAAGAACATCGCCAGCGGTCGTGTCCAAAACTCTTTCGACTTGTTGGTGAGCCGATAGGTCACCAACAGCTCAAGCGTCTCGCTGTGCTTCGAGACGCAGACGATCGAATAGAAATTGCCGGTCTTGGTGTGCTTCCACACCTGGGGCGGGGCGATGTCGCGCTCCGTCTCTTCGCGTGTCAACTCCAAGCTCATTGCTACCCCTTCAGTCGGACGATCTCAGCGGCATAACTTTCGTGGACGAGACCGGCCTCGATCTCGGCGGTGCGCTCGGCCATCAAAATCAGCATGCGCTCACGTGCCCGCGCCACCGGCTCGTCGACGGTGCCGTAGACCAGCTTGTCGTCGCGCATCACGCATCGCTGCTCTTGCTTGTTGCCCATCGTCGATTTGATGGCGTCGTTCTCGCGATAGCCTTCGCCGGGCGCGAGGACGCGGCCTTGCGCTTCCATGCCCCTGTTCTGGTGACCGGCGAACTTCATAACATCCTCAAAACGGAATTTCGTCGTCCATGTCGTGGCGCGGCTTGTGACCGCCGCCGGTCGATCCGTTCGACGGGCCATCGCCGCGATGCTCGCCGTACCGCTCACCGACGCCCATGCGCTCGGCGGCGTTGGCCTCCTCACGCTCATCGGCTTGCCCGCGCGCCTCGCGATCGGCCTTCGACGACAGCAGGAGCAATTGCCCGCTGAATGCTTGCAGCACGACCTCGGTCGAATAGCGATCGACGCCCTGCTGATCCTGCCACTTGCGGGTTTGCAGTGAGCCCTCGACCAGCACCTTGTCGCCCTTCTTGCAGTATTGCTCGACGACCTTGGCGAGCCCTTCGGCGAACACCACGACGCGATGCCACTCAGTCCGCTCCTTGCGCTCGCCGCTGTTCTTGTCGCGCCAACTGTCGGTGGTCGCGATCCGCATATTGGCGATCGGCCGGCCATCGTTGGTGCGGCGTATCTCTGGATCGGCACCGAGATGACCGACCAGAATGACCTTGTTCATGCTCCCAGCCATCACTTGCACTCCGGGCAGACGAAGACGCGATCACCGTTGTTGTGCCGTGTGGTCCAGCCCGCGCGCACGGCACGCGACATAAAAACAACGTAATCCTCGGGCGCCACCGACTGAATGAAGCCGCGGCAGAAGAACGCCTTCGCCACATCGCATTCGAGCGTCACTCGCGACTGCCGTGGAATCGGCGCTGCATCGTCGATGACATCGATCTTGATGCCCATCATGCGATCCCCGCCAACTTGTTTTCCAGCTCGGTGATCTTGCTCTTCATCACCGCCACCGCCCGGCACTTCTCCAAGATCACATCCATGTGGGTGAGTAGCGTGACACTGATCCGTTCGAGATGCTCGATCGGCAGCTCTATATTCTTGAGCACCGCAACCTCGCGCGCGAGGTCGAACAGGTGGTCGCTGATCCACGCTGTATCATCGAAACGCACGACGTTGTTCGCCTGCCGTGTCTTGTCGGCGATCTCTAGCAAGCGATCGAGATACGGTGTCGCGCTCATATCGGGATTTCACCAGTGGCCGGGTCAATCATCGCTTCACCAACGGCATCGGGCTTCTTGTTGCGCGCCGGATCAGCGCGGCGCACTTCGTTGACGTTGGCCATCAGCCGCTCGACGGCGGCGATCTGCGCGTCGTCGCAGCCCATCTTGATGCAGTTTTCCAGATAGGTGGGAAGCGTCATCACGAACGCATCGTCCTGCGCCAGGAACGCCACCCACTGCGACTGCGGCACCTCGCTGCCATCCTTGGCCTTGAAGATCGTGCCGTAAAACTTCAGATCGAGTTTCCTGATCATGCCACGCTCTCCATCAGCCGCTGGATCGCCTGAAACATCTCGTCGGCCTCGGGACGAAGCTCGGCCTCCTTGCGGTTGATCGGACCGTAGTGTTGGCGAAGGTTTCTCAGAACAATGCCGCAGTTCTCGACGGCGAAGGTTGGATCGTACTTGCACAGCTGTTGGAATTTGTAACCGTCGCCGGAGCCATAGCAAGCCCACGACGAGCTTGAGCAACTGACGCCGTCATCGAAGATCGACATGTAGCCTTGCTCGCTCTCGATCTCGTATTGATCGAACAGATTGAGGAAGTCGGTGCAACATGACGACGCATTGAACGAGGTCTGGAATAATCCGGCCTCACAGGTGTTGCTGTCGGTATTGCTGGCGCTTTGATCGCGGCCTTCGCAATGCCTGCCGCTCGACTCTCGCATCCCAAGACCCATCAGCAGCACATAGAGATGCCGCAGGGTGTCGAGCGACAGCTCGTCGTTGCTCATGCCAAGCGCGGCAAAATCGCTGTTGTACCAGCTGAGCGCATCGACGCTGTCGTTGCCGGTGTTCGCCTTCGCCATCTCACGGGTGATGGGATCGTCGTTGTCGACGTACCGCACATAGGCTTGAGCCCACGCGATGGCCATGCCCTTGACGTAGCCGCTTGGGGCTTGGCCTCGATCGCGCCAAGAGTAGCCGGCAATCGCCGAGTTGACGGCGATGGCGATGATGCCGTCGATCTGGCGCTCGCTGAGCAACGCTGGCAGCGGCGGCGGATAGGGCGGCACCGAGTTTGGGTAGTCGCTCGCAAGGGCGCCCCAGGTCTGGCCACCGACGACACCGTCGACCGAGAGACCCTTGCTGGCTTGGTAAGCCTCGACCGCGCTCTTCGTCGCCGGCCCGAAGTCGCCATCGGGATCAAGCTCAAGAGCTGATTGAACCTCAGCGACATTGTTGCCGTAGTCGCCTTTGCCGATCACCGGCCGCGGCTTGGAGCCTGGGGCCGGCGGTATCTCCTCGACCGGCGGCGGCTGCTCGATCGGCGGCGGCTCACCAAGCGTGCGCCCGGCAATGGATTGGGCGATGGCAAAGCAAATAGCGTCGTAGTTTCGATGGTAGAGATCGGCGTCGGCGGTGCTGTCGACAAAACAGGTCTCGATCAGGATCGACGGCTCCTCGGTGTTGTTGAGGAAGTAGAGGTCGGTGCGCTTTTTTGGACCGCGATCGATGAAGCTGCCAGCCGCAGCGATGGCTTCCGAGACCTTGTCAGCGAGCGCGCTTTGAGTGATGTACAACGTCTCGGTGCCCATCGGATTGGTGGTTTCGACATAGGCATTGAAGTGGACCGAGACATCGAGATCGCGCGTTTGCGCATTGTGGTAGTTGACGATGGTCGCGAGGTTGGTCGACTGATCATGCGAGGTGTTGTCGTGGAAGGTCTTCACCGCGACATCGTTCTCGCGCAGGATTCGCGCCACCGTCTCGACGACCTTGCGGGCTTCGTTGACCTCATCCAGAACGCCGCTGGCGCCCCGAATGTACTTACCGTGGCCGGATGAGATGACTATCGAGTTGGGCATCAGCTTGACTCCCTCACCAGATGGATCGCGATCTTGGCGGCCGACACCATCGTCGTACAGGGCGACATGTCGGAGCGCCGTCGGCACGCGCACCTGCCAGCATAGATCGCGCCGCAGATCGAATGGGCAATGAGTTTAGTCAAACCGTCGACCTCTTCAATTGAATACGGATTGCTCTCGTCGTGCTCGGAGAGCCGGTCGAACTTTTTCTTGCGCGTCGCCTTGGTCATATCCACACCTCGACGATCTTGGGATCGTCAGCTTCGGCGCGCCCCAGGCAGATCAGACCTGGATTATCGGCAAGAATCATCGCGCGCAGCCCTTCGAGGTCATCGCAGTCGAGCGTGCGACTGGTCGGCGCTGGCGGCGCCGGCAGGAATCGCCACAGCCGCGCGACATACACGTCTGGCTGATCGGTCGGGTGATCGTAGACCGTCCACGCGTACAGCTCGTCGGTATCCTTGGCGCGCATCATGGCCTCGGCCGATACTGAGCCGGATCATCGTGACCGGCGCACAGATGGCGGCGGCGCCCGTAGTTGGCGATGAACAGCACCCGGCCCCAGCACGGCTCGCCCCAGGTGCCCTGCATGTCGCATCCGGCTTCGCACGATGCGCATTTGAGATACTCGGTGCGGCTCGACGGTGAATGCAGCTCGTGCTCGCGCGCTTTGACGAATTCAGCTAATTGCATGGTCGGTGCTCCTTGCAGTACCACATCCCCAATTCACCCTTCATCGGACGTGCCTTATAGCCGAACGCACCCCATTTGCCGCAGTGACAAAAATGCATGAAGCGACCGCGCTCGTCGAAGTACACGTTGATCGGCGACGGCTGCGATGGTGGAGTCGGTTCGACTCTTGGTGTGAACTTCACGAATTTTCCTCCTCAGTGAACGCTTTGGGTTGCGCTATCCGCCGGTCCCGGTCGGCGACTATATCGCTCATGGCTGCACCGGCTTGTCCTGCTGGAGGTCCATCACACGAAGTTCTGAATTCATTTCAATCTCAAGATTATCGAGAGCATCGCGTACATCCTTGATTTCTCGTCGAACCCACTCTGAATTGAGTTCGCGCTCATTTGTTGGAAGTTCCGGGTTGTAACTGTCCCACCCCCACCTAAGCGTTTTGCCGAGCGCGGCCTGCAATTCGCCGAGTTCCTCGACTGCTTTCCCGACCGCAAAGTTGAGACCCGATCGCATATATCGCCGGTCTGTCATGCCCGCTTGTCCTGCTGGAGGGCATCCGCGACGATTGCTCTCACTTCGGCCGCGAAGCTTCTTCCGTGGCGAGCCGCGCGAACGGTGATCTGGCTTATCTGTTCCGGCTCAAATCCGATCTGAACTCGCGGTCGACGATACCCGCCGCCAACCGCACCGCGGCTGTCTCGCGGTTTATATTTGTGGTCGCCCTTAGCCATTGGATCAATCATTTTTGCCGGCCTCCTGTTGTTGCTGTTGCAACAGCCGGAGCTGCGCCTGCGCATCGAGACGTTCAAAGCGATTGGTAGCCTCGTCGAAGCTCACATAGATTTTGCCGCGACGGCCGGCCAGCTCCTCGAACCGCGACTTGGCAACCACGATCACCGAGCGCCGGTTTTCGTCATCACGATGTACGATCGCACCATGATCGCACTTGTTGAACCAATGCGCGGCGCCCTCGACATCGTACAACGTCGGTATCGTCACCTTGCCGTCTTTGCCCTTCACCTCTTTGGTTGGATGCGCGACAACCCACACCGACAAACCCTGTTGCTGTGCGAGGCGACGCAGCTCACGGATCGAGCGCGCGATGTAATCGACCATCATCTCGCCCGGCATCTTCAGATGCTCGACCTCGTTCCACGGATCGACCACCATCATGCGAATATTGTAGCGCAGCACCGCTTCGATACTGCGGTCGATGATCTCTGGAATCGTGATGTCGCTGTCGTCGAGGTTCGGCGCGTGGTCGACGAAGTGAATGTAGCGCTCGATGAAGTCGTCGGCTTGTTCTGATGTACCGCCGATCACCTTGCGCAGCCGATCGCGATAGAACGGCACCACTGGCATCTCGGGCGAGAAGATCAGCGATGACCAGCCGTGCAGCGCGGCGGCATTGACCACGACCTGCGAAACCAACGTCGACTTGCCGTGGCTCGGAATGCCGGTGACGATCACGAACTGGCCGGGGAATAGCTTCAGATGCGCATCGAGCAAAGGATCGTTACCTGAGAGATCGGCGGCGATCCCCGTCGAGAACGTGGTGATCCGACGATCTGGATAGTCCGACAAATTATAGATGCCGCGGATCGGATATGGCCGCGCGCTGTTGAACATCGACGACACCGACGCCGCGCCACCATCCATCAACACCGCGTTGGTGTCCTTCGAGCCCTTTGGATAGGTGACGCGCGAACAGCGTGCCGCAAGTAGCCGGCGCACCAGCTCTTCGGCCAAACGCTCACCGGCCTCATCATCGTCGACGGCCAGGATGAAGCGCTTCACCCGCTTGAGCCGATCGCGGCAATTCCACATGAAGCGGAATTTACCCTGACGATCGTCATCACCTTCGTCGACCGTACCATCGCCGCGTGGCTTATTCGCACCCTCTGGCACCGATGTCGTGAATACCCAGCCGGCAGTGATCGCTGCAAGCGCATCTAATTCGCCCTCGGTGATGACCGCCGGGTTGGTCCCATCGGTCAACGCCGGATCGTCGAGCACATCGCAATTCCACAACACCGATTTGCCGCCGGCCATTTGCCAATAACGCTTCTCTCGCAAGCTGCGGTACTTGATGTTGACGATCTGGCCATACTCGAAAAAAGGAATCGCCAGCGCCCAGCCGTTAATATCCGGGACCATCACTTTCCGGTCCCGATCGGACCGGACAGTATGGAGCCCATGCCTTAGCGCGATCTCCACGTCGATCAAGCGCCCTTCCAGAAATTCCACGCCGCCCTTGCCGAGCGGGAAAATTTCCTGATCGAGGTTCATCGGTGAATTCCTTCCCCTGCCAGCCGCATTCGGTGTGATTGCAGCACCAGCCGACACCATTCGGTTCGATCCACACCGTCAGACATTTTTCGGTTTTCTTTTTGCGCGTGTGCGAGCAGCGCGGACACGTCGTGTAGAACCTACCCTCGCGTGATCCGCCAATGCCGATGATCCGCAGCTCGCTCAAAATTTGATGTGCCTCGCGCATGTCAGATGATCCCGTCAGTTACGACACGAACGCCGATCGGCCGATCTGCCGACGGCAGGTCTGGTTGATCGTCCCAGCGTTCATCAGCAAGCCAGCCCTGCGGCCACTTGGTGAACTTCGGATCGGCAGCGGCACGCGACTTCGCGTAGGCGACGGCTGCGGACAGGATTTTGGCGGGATCGGTTTTGGCGACTGCCTTGTCCCAGGCTTTGCGAGCTGCGCCCTTGGCGCGCTTTTTGGGATAGATCGCCCAGAATTGATCGAAGGTCGCCGACGGCTTGGGTTGTGCCGGTTGTGGCTCGTCAAACAACGTCGCCGAAGAATCTCTTTTACTTGGTTGAGTCTTGGTAGATTCTTGATCTTTATATGTAGTCTCAACAGTGAGACTAGGCTGCCCGTTTTTGAGACTAGGCTCGGCCGATTTGAGACTAGGCCGTCGACCCCTAGTCTCAATTTGAGACTTGGACTCCTCGTCCATAGTTGCAAATTTCAACCGGATTGTTGGCGGCACTTTCCATCCGCGACGGTCTCGTTGCCCCTCCCATTCGATCAGGCCGTCGGCTTCCAGCTCGGCGAGCTTGCGATAGATCGAAGCCTTGCTCATTTGCGCCCGTTGTCGAAGCTCCTCGATCGGGTAGGGCGGCACGACGCCGGTCTGTTTGTGCGCCCATTCGGCGAGCGAGATCAGGACACGAAATTGGCCGTTGTCCTCGATCGTGAGGTGGTCGAGCACGTGCACGACGTGGCGTAGGGCCATGGTCAGCGCTCCGGCATCTTGAGGAAATAGAGGTTCGGCCGGTGGCGCGAGAAGAACCTCTCGCAGCGCAGGAAGCCGATCGATTCGAGGATGCAGATCGCCTTAATCACCGTGATCTCGTTGGCAAACGTGAGGCGCGCCAACGCTTTAACGGTAGGCTGAAGCTCTTTGATGTGAGGGGAGTAGAGCTGGCGGGCGAGGTGGTAGGCGACCCTGAATGACGCGTGGGTGACACGCGAATCGACGGCGACGGCGGCGATCCAGGCGTCTGCGTCTAAAGCTATAGTTGGTGGGTGCGCGGGTTGCGCGACGCTCTGAATTGAATTATGTGGAATGTTGTGCATGGTTGGACGTTCCGTGTCCGATCGTGAAGTCGCCCAGAGTTGTCACCTCTGGTCCGGCGGGCACCTGGGTCTCGCGACCCACGTTTAGACCCGTGTGCCTTCTACCTCTCTGGCCCTCGGTGATTGCGTCGCCGGGGGCCACACTTTTTAGTGCTTGAAAAGCAGCCGACTCGCTGAGCGTGCATCCGAGTCGGCGTCACAGTCAAGACATATAAAATTTCAGACGCAGATGCCGACCGACGCCAACCGCCGCAATGTTGGGCCAGGATGGACGCGGGCGCATTGATACATCCACAGAGCACAGGCGTCGGCGGCGTTGTGATCTTCGACATTCCAGCCGAGTTGCTTGCACCGACGCACCGTCGCTGCCTTGGCAATATCGGTCTTCAGCGATCGATGCCCGGTGAACATGCCGCGGATGTCGCGCACGTCGTACTCGTGGATCGTGAACACCCCGCACTCATAGGCGACACCGGTGATCACTGCCGGCAGGCCGAAGAGAATCTTCGCGCCCTGCTGCATGCTGAATGCCTGCACCGAGATCGGCGCTTCGATCACCAGTACATCGGGCGGATCATTCTTGAAAATATCGACGGCCCAGCGCAGCGCATGGGCGAAGCGCGCGTAGTTGCTGGCGCCATCCTTGCCGAAGCTGATCGAGCCGAAGGTGGGCGCTTCGCTGTCGAGACGCCCGCGCGCCCAGCCGGTGCGCTTGGCGAGGTCAAGCGCGAGGATGTCCAGCTCGTCGGGATCGCTCATAGGGCGTGCCACGCAGATCGATTCGGTTTGGGTTATAGACCGAACCGTCCTTGTTCACATAGACGCACGTTTGATCGCTGCCGTGCCGCACGCGCCATTCCTGTTGAAGACGATCCCACGCGGCCCAGGCTTCCGGCGTGATGTTGTCGTAGCCGCCATGCTCTTTGATCAGCTCAGCGAGCGCTCGTGGGTAGATCACTACTCGCTTTGGCCAGCGTTCGATCTCGCTCATAGACGTACCAACTCGCATAGCTGCCGCACAAACACGCTTCCAAGATGGTGGCCCGGCACGGCTGATCATTGTCGAGATAGCAGCGCAGCGGAACGACGGACTCACGGAAGCGCGACACGTCGTTCCAATATTCGATACCGCCGACGGCTCTGGACCGCACCATGTCGCCAGTATCGCTCACGCGCACAACCTCGATCAGTTCGTGCGCGTGAGGCTTGCCGGGCTCCCAGATGAAGCGAAGCCCGGGCTTGATAGGGCCGTCGTAGCTGACATCAGACATCTAAAAAACTCAGTAGGTTGCGATTATCATCGGGCGGCAGTGGCGGTGGAGCTAGCGGCGGTGGCGGTGACGGTTGCTCGTCTTTGCCGGTGACGTACTCGAAAACCTTATCATTTCTAATCGCTTCATTGGCCGTGCTTGGCGCTGGCTCTTTTGGCGGACGATAGTCGAAATTCTCTTTGATGAACTCAGCGAATCGCTTTCGTGTTGATGCACTGGAAATTGCCCAAGTGTTTTTCAAAATACCAAAATCAAATTTGTCCTTTGTCAAACCATCGGCCTTTCTAGCAATGAGCTTTACCTCATTGGCGATTGCTACACGTTCATCTGCTGAAGAGCGCCAGCCGGTACTGTAAACCGAACCATCGCTCGCCAAACAACGATGTCGCCATCTGGTCGGAATTTCTTTTCCAACAATGTCGAAGTGATGGTGAAATCCGCGGCGGATCAGGCGGTCAAACATTCGCATTTGACCACTCTCGTCGCCGCGCTCATTACGATTAAACTTACTGGCACTGTCGGTCGTCTCGAACGTGAGCATGGTGGCAGCGTCGCGAAATCGACTTTCGATGTCAGTTGCCAGATCAATATCACTTCCGGTGATCGTCCGAGGGAAGGCTTTGTTGATGTACTCCCAATGCAGAAAACCATCATAACCGAATGGTAGATGCCTCATAAAGATGTTCACATCCCCGATCGTAAGCGGTACATTTATTTTGTAACCGCAGTCTTTGCAGACAAACGTATCCATCACTCAACCTCAACATATTGTCGGCTCGGGCGCACGCACGAGCCGATGACACAGAACACGTCCTCGAAACGAGTCGGATCGTCGCCGTAATAGAAAAACGCCTGCCCTTGTGTCGGGTCAACCTCAGTGCCGATCGGCGGCGTCGTGAAGGCGATACGCCCGTGCGTGAAGCATACGCTGGCACAGGCGCGCAGCGCCGTATCAAACCAGTCGGTGTCGGTCGAGTTGTTGGTGAGCATGACGGCGGCGGTCACGTGGCCAGCTTCGATCTCCGCCACCAACTTGCTGATGAAGGCCGGTGCCAGATCGCGATGATAGGGTGGATTGAGCCACACCCGGCCGTGCCATTCACGATCGAGGCCGTTGGTATCTTCGGTGAAGAATTGCTTGGCCCTCACCGTTTTCTGCGCCATCGGACTGGTCGCCGGATCGAGATCGATCTCGCCGAGTACCTTGCGCGCCGCCTCGATGTACTGCGGCGGAGTGTAGCGCTCAAACTCTCCGGTGCCAGCGGTGCCGCGCTCGGTGCCCTTCGATTGACGTTCGCAGGCGCGCAGCGCCCGGTTCTTGGCGTCGTCGGCGGCCAGCGCAAATTTTGCCTCGTCGACGACGGTGACCTTGTCGACCTTCGAGCAGAGGTCGCGGCGCCAGCGGTGGGCGGTCTTCTCGCCGGGATCGGCGTCAGGTAAGTGCACTCTCACTGGCGAGAGTGCACCCTTCTTCCCTGAGTGGTGACCACTGTCTTTTCCACCCTTTCCACCCCGCAGCTTCACCACAGCCGCCATCGCCGCGTCGCGCCAGACGATGTATGCGGCCTGGGCTTTCAGCTTCTTGACGATCTCACGAAACATACCCTCGGCATCGCGAGCGCGGCGAGCACGCTCCTCGCCAGCCTTGGCGGCGGCGATCTTGCGGAGTCCTTTCTCCGGGTTGTAGTGCTGGACTTTCCGACCGCGTAGCGGAATCACCGCCGCTGTTTTTCCAGACGCAATCGTCATTCGGCAGCCTGCGCTTCTTCGGCCTCATTGCCCCAGGCATCCCAGCCGTCGCGTGGTTCACCGCGGCGATTCAACTCGATCTTCGGCAGATCGGGGAAATAGGCTTCGATGATCTTGTAAGCCTTCTCCGGCTTTTCGCTGTGCTTGCGTTTCTTCTCGCGGATCATCGAGCTGAAGTTATCGCCCATCGCAGGCGCCGGCACTTTGCCGCGGGTACCGACCAATAGCAGCTCGTGCTCGCCGCGATTCCAATAGCCTGGGCCAGCGACCTCCTTGTCCCAACAAAACTGCGAAACGTAGGTGAAGTCCCACGCCCGCATCACGTCGAGCGCATCTTCGATCATCGGCCCGGTCGCCCACAAGAACAACGCGCAATCGTCGGCGGCGATGTGCACGACCGGCCATTTGCGGATGTCGACGGTCTCCTCGGTGGAGTAGTGGTTCTCCGGCGCCCGATCCATTCCGGTCTCTTCGGAATAGGTCTCGAAACGCCAGCCTGGATCGGCCAGGATCACACCATAGCGGCGGTCGGGGAGGTTCTTGATCTTGGCGGCGAGTTGGCGCTGGCGCTTCGCTCGCTTGGTCTTTTTCTCCTTCTGCCGCTCGGCCCGGGCAAGCTTGACGACTTCGCTGTTGCCAGAGGTTGAAGCGGTCGCCAGCGTGATCGCGGTGTCGATCCGCTTTTCGAATTCCTTCGCTGACATTTCGGCGAGCGTGCGCGCCCGCTTGGCGAGGTCTTTGTCGACCTTCTGATCGGCGAGAGTGATCGGGGTATCAGGTCCCCGCTTGCGCTGGCCGCCCTTCGCCCTGACCCCGGTCGCCTTCTGCTCGGCCATCATCTCGCCGATGCGCCGGGTCGCCCGCATCTTGATCTCGGTGGCCTCGGCGATCAACTGGCCGTCCTTGGCCTGGAACGCGTAGGTCTCCATCGCCATCGCCTTGTCGCGAATGCTCTTCACCTCGTCGATCTTGACACAGGCGGCGAGCGCCTTGCGGGCGGCGGAATATCTCTCTGGAAGCTTCACGAATTTTCCTCCTCAGTGAACGCCTTGGGTTGCGCTATCCGCCGGTCCCGGTCGGCGAGGCTCACGGCCCATCCGACTAACAACTCGCGCTCCAACTCCGCAATCCTGCGATTCCGGTCGGCGACTTCAGCAAGGGCCGCCTCTAGCGCGCTCGCTTGGATATCCCATGCCGTCTTGAAGCCGGCCCATTCAGTTGCCCGCGCAGCTTTTACTTCGGCGAGTTCGGAGCACAGCTTGGTGATCTCGGCGCGGACTTTGACGCACTTGTCGTGGTGGACCTGCCACGTCTCGCGATCCCAATGGATTTTTGCCGCTTCCGCGTTGCGCTGTGCAAAGTCGATTACCTCGTCGAGAAGTGTCATTTTTTCATCCCGTTTCTTTCAATGCCAACTGCCGACCCACATTCCCAATCCAAACATCAATACTCCGGCGAGCGCACCCATCAGAACGAGCTGCCACGGCTCTCGTCGGAGCATCCAGCCGCTCAATGCATCACCTCGTCGCCCTCGCCGGCCAGCTTGTCGACCGCTGCGCTACGCTTGCGGCTTTTACGCAGCTTGCGCTCGGCGGCCTCCCGCTTCTCGCGCTCGACGGCTGCGATCCCGAGCGGCAAATCTTCCATCCCCTCGACTGCGGCAATGATCATATCGTGTTCGAGCGCGGCATCCTCTTCGAGCTTGGCGCGGAGCTTATTGATTCGGCGCTGCAGCTCCAAGGTTTTGATTGCTGCCTTCATCACCGCCTTCGGAAGGCCGGCGGCCTTGGCATCGTCGAGCGTCTCCTCGATCGCCGTCCGAAGTCCCTTGCAGCGGTTCATGTAGGCGCCGCGCTCGCTTTCGAGATCACGGAGGAAGGACTCGACCTTCCTCATGAACGGCTCGACTTGCTTCTGGGTGATGGCGTTGGTGTCGTCGACCATGGCCCGCTTCCTTTTCATTTGTAGATGTCCGGGCGCAGGATCGCGCGGGGGATGCCCGTCGCCTTCTCGATCGCCGGGCAATGCTCTGCCGGAATCCGACGCCAGTTGAGCACAGCTGGACGTGAGATTCCACCGCAAGCCTTGCGGATCACCAGCTCGATCTCGGCGGTCTTGACGTAGTCGAGCGCCTGATCGGCGGTGCGAATTTTCGTCACATCGGTCGGCGGGTTCTCGGGGCGACGACCCGGCGGGGTGCGCGGAGTCGGCATCTTTTTGGCGCTCATCGAAAGTCCTCGGAAGTCCTCGGATGTTGTTAGGAGTTGTTAGGTGTCGTTACGTGTAGTCAGGTGAACTGTAAGCTCGCATTATACGTTGGTGTGATCCGGCCCTGTGCATTGGTATAGTCGCTGTAACCCGTGCTTGCAAACGAGTTTGTAATGTGCACTGACAGAGATGAGGTGTTTTCGCCTCGACCCTATTTTCACAGGAGCACCATGTCATGGCTAACAAGAAGACGAAGCTGGAAAACCTGATCGAGTCCGATGTCGAGGTCACCGAGGTCAAGGACTTGATAACCGGCGCCAAGTCCACGACGACCAAGCGCAAAGCCAAGAGCAGCAGCGCCCTCACCGATATCGAGGACGGTGTCCGTCTCACCCCGGCGAACTGGAAGCGCTTCCGTATCTGGTTGATTGGCGACACACCACTGATTTGCCACGCATGGTCCGAGAAGGCCAAGAAGGAAATGTTGAAAAAACAAAAGAAGACCACGCGCGGCGGCCGTGAGGAACGCAACCCCCACGGCGATTTCATATCGAGTCTCTACGACATGGGCAACGGCATGTACGGCTTCCCGGTTACTGCGGTGAAGAAGTCGATTCTCTCGGTATCTCATAAAGATAAGGGTGTTGCGAAAACTTTGTCACAAGCCAGCATAAAATTTGATTCTCAAATGACGAGAGTTCAAACCGCCTTCGAAAAAGCAATCTGCACTTTGCCGCTGATCCCCATCGTCGCTGGCGAACCGGAAATGCGCGAAGATATGGTGCGCGTTGGCGCCGGTTTGAACAAAACTGCAACTCTTGCTTACCGAGCCCAATTCGAAAACTGGGCTCTCCTCGTCCAGGGGAAATTCAACGCCGACGCATTTCCGATAGAAACCCTGTTGTTCTTGTTGCGCGATGCTGGTGTGATGTGCGGCGTCGGCGACTGGCGCACCGAGAAGTCCGGCGAGTTCGGCGCGTTCCATCTCGCCACCGAGGAAGAGGGTGAATCGTGGATGAAGTTCGTTCGCGGCAAAGGTCCGTTGCCCGTACGTCCCAAGACCGACATATCGGACTATTTCGCAGAATGGATGTCAGAAGCGGCGGAGTAACCCATGCCCACATACAGTTTTAAGCCCGGTCCACTTCCGTTAAAGAACGCGAAACAGGCCGACGCGCAGGCCATCGGCGAAGCATTGGAGCGGCTCACCAACGAGAACGGTGGCCGCCTCAAGCCACAGCATCTCGTCACCGCGGCGCAGAACCGACGGCATGTGTGTCACAAACACTTCGAATGGGACGACGCAAAAGCGGCGGCGGAATACCGGCTCGATCAGGCGAGAAACTTGATCAGCATCATCTACGTCGAGACCGCGGTTATCGAAGAACCGACGCATGCTTATGTTTCTGTTCGTGATGGGATCGGCACCGCTTACAGAAGCGCTGGAGAAATCATAACAAATCGCGACCTACAAAGGCTGGTCGAAGCTGCTGCTTTGCGTGACCTCGAAGCATGGGAAACACGATACGCCGACCTAGCGGCGATCTGCGACATGGTTCGTGCAGCCCGTCAAAGACTGGAAGAAGAAATCGCTCGGCGTCGCGCAGGCGGCCCGGGCGCGGCACACCCGGCGACCTGATCACTTAAGAGATCAGGCAACGGATGATCGGTGTGTCGAAGGCAAGGAAGGGCTGGCCAGGAGCGGCTGAGCCAAGCATTACATAGCGGAGCGTGGCAAAGCTGGCGTAGTTAGTCATGGCCCGGCGAAGCGAGGTCTTGCAATGCGCGGCCGATCGAGGCTGGCGCGGCGCGATTCGTCATGGCACAGCACAGCAAGTCCTGGCTTGGCGAGGCTGGCGAGGCAACGTTTGGCTCGTCTTGTCCCGGTCCGTCGTAGCATGGCGTAGCAGATCGAGGCTGGCAGTGTTCGGCGCAGCTTTGTCGGGCTCGTCCCTGCTCTGCACAGTATGGCAAAGCACGGCGTGGCTGGTCGAGGCTGGCAGAGCAGAGCTGGTCTTGGCGTATCGGGCAAGGTCTTGCACGGCGTAGCGAGGCGAGGCTGGCTAGGCAAAGCCGAGCACAGCGGGGCGAGTCGGGGCACGCCTAAGTC